GATAATGGTAAATCTACTAGTGAAATTATAGATGGTCGATTTCACGGTCTCATTGCAATGGTGAGATATCCACATGAAGAAGTGGAAGACCTGCTAAGTAGTTATGATTTTTGGGAACCATATCAAGAATCCAAGTGTTACAGTGCAAGACCATACCAAGCAGCATTTACTGGCGTTACTAAAACATATACCAATATGCTAGTAATGATGGTTGTTTGTCCTTTTCCAGACTATAGAAAACATTAGGATCATTACATTTTCTATAACCTGAAGAAGAACAAAGCAACACCAAAATCTAATTCATGAAATATGCATATAATAGTGAGCAAGTCAAGAGAATGAAGTTCTTAAATGTAACGCTTGAATGACATTGAAAACACTTGAAGAATCTACCGTGTTACTACTCAGTACGACCCATTTCGAGCGTTTTCGCATGTTTTTGACCTAATCACAATTATTGTTTATCGCTATGAAATTAAGAAATAAAGTGAAAATAACAAATATGCCAATTCGAGCTTCATTGACCTTTAATGACAGTCCTGACAATATATCCGATCCTTTTGGTTAAATTAAGTTTCAATATAACAGTATATACTTTTCTGAACAAAGAATTATATGCCAACTCATGACTTTGATGTTGAGAGAAACCATATATTTCATGATACATTGATATGGACAGGTCGAATCTGAGACTCTAGAATATGTGGAGAGTCTTATTTTCTAAGGTTGATAGATGGATGAAATTGGATTCAGAACGTCAATCTCGATAATATACATAACAGTATGCATATTTCATGTCATGAGAAATCTAACGACTTCTATCCATTTCTTAACCTTAGAAAATATACATATTCTATAGTTTGGAAAAGGATAGAAACAGTCGTGAGAACGTCGATATAACAAATATGCATATTTCATGACATGAGAAATATAACGAGTTTCTTTGGTTCTCTAACCTTAGAAATGTAGATATGCCTAACGGTACATATTCTACAACCTGGAGAAGAACAAAGTAATAACAAGAACGTCAATATAACAAATATGTATACTAATATGCATATTTCATGACATGAGAAATAACGATTATGGTTAGACTACCAATCTTAGAAAATGTAAGTCTCTCTACATTTCTTAGGATTAGAGAAAGGGCGAAAGCACTCGTCAGAATGTCAATCTTGATAATATACATACTAATATGCATATTTCATGACATCAGAATTATATGGAGATTCATGGGTCTATCAACCTTACCGTGAGGCATGTAGATATGCCTAACGGTACATATTCTATAGTCTGGAAAAGGGCAAAGTAACAACAAGAATATCAATCTCGATAATATACCTATTCAATAGCATAAATATACCTGTCATCAGGTATATTAATTATTCAGAACCAGCATTGTTAATGATATCAATAACTTCTTGTAGTTCGTCAGAAATGTTATCATCATCAAGAAGAACATCTACCTTTTCAATGTTATCATTATCTTCGATACTATCACTATTGTCAGCGCTTTCAGTGCTGGTAGACTTTTCATTGCTTTCTGTACTGTCAGTGCTGTCTTCTCCAGCCTGTCTCTCCTCCTTCTTTTCAAAAGTCTTTAGCACTTCACCAATAGTAAACTTGATCGCATCTCTATAACCATCAATAGTGTTATCGATAGGTCCATCATTAGCAGTCTTCAAAAGTTTATTCAGTCCATTCATAACAGCAACTTTGGAACCATCAAAGAACTTTGTACTAAGAGCAAAGAAGTTGTCACTAATGCTCATCTTTTTATCAAAGGTAAGGTTATTCAGGTTCTTGCAAATGCCATCACCACAATCGAGCAAAAATTCATTCACCAAGTCACTTGTTGCATCTCCCATTTAGTTCTTTGAATTAAATTTATTTAGATCATTGATCTTCTGCAAAGTCGTCTTCTTTGTTCTTCTGCTCGAAGTCCTTTTCAGTAAGATCCTTCTCCTGTTCGGAGTCCTTCTCCTGTTCGGAGTCCTTCTCCTGTTCGGAGTCCTTCTCTTCTCCAACCTGGTTCTCCTTTGTCACAAAGCTATTCATAAAGCTCTCAATATGTGTCTTCTCAAACTCACAAAACTTTTCCTTCACAGTGTTGACGCACTCATTGAATACCGGAATCACAGTGGTATTCATTGTAGTGCGAATAGTATCCAACACATTCTCAAGAGGCGATCTATCCTTGCCCATTTGTGTTACATTTTATTTTCTAACTGCCTTCTTTCTCACTGCAGCTGTGAGTGTTGGTTTACTTACTATTACCTTCTTTGGAACTGCTTCCTCAAGTCGCTCATTATTTTCTTCTTCAACCATATCAATATTCATGTATGAGAATAATTGTGTTATATCTAGTGTATTTTCTTCTGTTGAAACTTCATCTCTAATTTTGGGCCTGTTGCCATACTCTACCAAATCAGAATAGCACAAGAATGATTTAATACAATCAACTATACTATTATTCTTTTCAACGGTAGCTTCCATCTTGACAAAGTGCCTTTGAGGATTCATTCTAACAGTAGGCCAATATAACAAAATGTTAATCTTCTCTTGAGATGTGTAATAGGCAAAATACTTTGTACCCAATCCAGATAGCACATCAACAATAATGTTATGAGTATACTGTTCTGTGAGTTGAACAGTCACAATCCAAGTTCTCGATCTTTCCTTCTTGTTCATGAGTGTATATATCCCAAGACAGATGCACAGTTCACTCAATCAAAGTTAATGTTGATATTACTAAATTAGTAATATATCAACGCGTATTATTTCTTATTCCACATGCTCTCAAGCCATGTCTTGCCCTTGACATACCAGGTGTGTAATGCTGGACAACCATTCGAAGCAGTAATGATTGCTAGTGCTGCTCTATTTGGTTCCATGGCTCTTTTCTCTCTGTAAAGTAATGTCTTTAAGAATCACATCTTAATACATGTACTCATCTCTAAACTGCTTGGCCGTGTAGATAGCAAGTCCTAGCTGTTGTGCCTTCTTGTACTTTCCATTCATATATTTACTTTCTAGTGTACTAATGATTAAAAAGCTAGTCTTACCATTTACATCGTTCTGCAGTCTCCCTCCATTCATGCCAACAAACTCAATTATATCATTATGCTTGACTCCAGTCATTACAATCGACTTTCCATCAAGACAGCCAGCTCCGTCCTTGTTGTCTTCCAATGATTCACTCAACACCACAATGTCATCATTCTCTAGATACCAATCAATAAATAAGGGCATTCCATTCACAACAATCTCAGCCAGCTTATTAATGCCCTTTACAGTTTTTAATCGCTCTAGCACATCATTTGATTCTGAATAATCAAGCTCAAGCAAGTCTGGAATCTCTGTGAATATCTGCGTAAATCTCTTCTTACCTATACCCGGAAAGAAGTATGTTGCATCAAGCAAGGTAGGAACAGAGATTCCATTCAATGCTGTCTTAATGTCATAACTATATTGCATTGCTAATTTGGCCGCAACTCCTTCTACCTTCATAAATTTATCCTTATCAGCTCTAATCAAATCAGTAATGCTGAGGATTCCTGCCTTTACCATTGCAAGAACTCGCTTTTCTCCCACATTCTTGATATCTAATAGCGTCAAGAAATGTTGCAACTTCTTGGCCTTCATCTGGTCATTCTCTGAATCTATAATTAAGTCTACTTGTGAACTATTCCATCTGTATTCACCAAATTCCTCTTTTGAAGGCCAAGTTGCTTCAGTCTCTTTCACTACAGATAGTACCTTTGGAATAGTACTGCCTGATCGAGTTACTACTACAACACTACCAGGACCAATATTTCTATCAATCACGTAAGACGCATTGTTACCAGTAGCCTTTTCTAACATGCCACCAGAAAGGAATACAGGTTCATATACAACTTTTGGAATTAATCGTCCTCCTTTGGATACATTCCATTCCAGCGCTTTGACAATTACTTCAGCAGTTTCTCCCACTATTTTCATGGCAATACTCTCTCTATCTGCTGAACCAATGACAATGCCATCCATGTCATAATCAACAGATTCATTTCTGACAATGTAATGTGTAGAAAGATCATCCCAATTAACTTGTTTCAATGTAGTCACGTCCAATACTTCGAATCCCCACTCTTGCAGTCTTTTTAATTTTTCTGTTACAGATTGAGGTAATTTACCTTTTGAATCGTAAATTTCATAGGTATAAAAGGTTAGCATTCTGAGCATATCTGGTTTAACAGCACCATTTACTAGGCCACTTACCACATTTCTGGCATTGCTATATTCACCCTTAATCTCATTGAAGAAACTTCTCTTCATGACCAATTCACCTCTAACAATGGCATTTTCTTGAATCTTGGGCAAATTCAGAAACGGAAGTATCTTTGTCACGTCAGATCCTTCTTTACCATTTCCTCTAGTATACAATCGGTATTGTCCATCCAATGATTCATAAACAAGAGTAATACCATCAAGCTTGTCTTCAATAGAATAAGGACCTTGATGTTTTGCTAGCCATTTACTGAGAATAGATTCATCAGTAGCTTTTACAGAAAAGCCCAGCATCTCAGCCGGCAACTTGACCTTCTCTCCTCTCGTTTCTGCTCCTAGAACATTGTACTTTCCATACTTTTGCTCATAGACAGCAACAGCATTATCGAACTCAAGGTCAGAAACCAAAGATTCACCATTATGATAGGCATCACTCCAGATTTGCAATTGGTCAAACAGCTCCTTCTCAGACATTTCCATTGCCATTAGGATGTGCAGTTATTCAGTATATTTCATTGAAATATAATCACTGTAGATTGTCCATAGGATATACGAATTTCCGAAAGAAATAAGGATCACTAGCTTGTTCAGACTCTGGAGATAACAGAGTACAACACCAGCGAGAATTTCTCACTGTCATTGGGTTATTTTTCTCATCTGTCGAAGTTACAGTAAAGTCCAATGGACACTTGACAATCAGGTCATTGTTATTCTTGATTCTATGACATTTCTTGTCAACTTCAATGATTCCTCTGTTTCCAGTTTGTGTAATCTCACCACCCATCCAAGTAAGTACCTTTTTGGTAAAATTACCAACAGTTAGAACAGGACAAGTGGACAGTACTATCCATTCAGGAATATCAATATTTTCATCCTGACTACACGATACTATTATATGACTGTATTCAAAGTCAGGAGCAATCTCGGGCAATGCAAGACTAAAGTGGATCCGAAGATTCACCAATATTTGTGCAATTCTCTCAGTAGATTTTGTATCTATCATAACCAAAGCGACTCTGCACATCTTTTGTCGTAACGCAAACAAAATAACTTTTGAATAATCACTCTTATCATAGCGTATTGACCTTCATTGCATTTATATCATACTGTTGCGTTTGTAACACTTTCATACATTTGATTGACTTGTCGCTTGGATAGTAAAAGGTTATTTCTACATTTTTATTTGGATCTATTTCCCATAGTACTTTGTGTGCTGAAAGCTGTCCTCGACCATTTCCAAGTGGATAGGTTACCTTCTTATCTAGGTAAGTAATGTGTGTAATAATATACCCCTGTTCCGAGTCAATGTAATAACCAATGATTTTGTCCGCGTCAAGACAATCAAGAATAGTAAATAAATGTCCATTCAAGCCTAGAGTAGATGGAACAAACCAGTAAATACCCTTATAGAATTGAACCTTTGGGTCATTGTGACTATTATCTTGATATACTCGTAACAAACTTTTAATAGTCTTTCTCATGAATATTTCACTAATGGCGACATTTGGTTGACCAGTCCTGCTCATTCCAATGAGACAACCATCATGATCTAATATTACAGCTCCTTCTATTGCTTTATCTATTCCTGACAATAATAGTAATTCACCAGGTATATCATTGCATACATATCTATTGTCCGATATTACTACATGTAATACATTATTGGGACCATAATAGTTGCCAATCAACATTGCTTTACTGCCTGGACACATATTTCTTGATTTGCCCCAATTTAACACTGTAATATTCTCTATATTCAATGATTCACAAATAAGTATTGCTACTCCACCAAGATAATCCATTCCAACCAATTTACCTGGATAATTATTACCTTCAACAGTGACTATTATTCTTTCAGGCAATTCTATCTCTTGATCGATAAATGTAACCACATTCGATTCAGGGGCGAACGTTACGGCGTTCGATTCAGGGGCGAACGTTACGGCGTTCGATGTAGTAATTATATAGTGTCCTCTAATAAAGAAGCCATTAGCTTGCTTACTCTCATCACCTCTGACAGAAGTAACAGTAACAACACTATCTCTCATAGAACATATATATGCATTCTTGTTTCTAATCTTTTCTGTAAGCTTATCTACTTGCTTTTGCAGATCAGTATAGCTCCATCTAAGCCTATCGATTTGGTCGCTGGATTTACTCATTATATACCTTTATTAATAATTAAATTATATTACCAAAGAAAGGTATGCATGTTATTATTGTCATGACTGAAACAAAACCATGTGATGATAATATTCCCAAGCTAAAACAGTTATTTGGTGATCCTAGATATTTCACTGTTACAGTCTATGATGCTACTGACATGACAGAGAGAGATTATACAATTAACTGCTTAAACATGATGAAGAATGAGACATTTCTGTTAATCAAAGATAGCAGCATCTGTTACAGTAATAACATTACTCAAGATATTGATGATATACTAGCTTACAACAAGGATATGTACTTTTTGTCAGTATACAATGATGATTGTACCAAATATAGTAGCTTGGATAACAAAAACATTACAGTTACTACACATCCTACATCTACTCAGGCAGTTATCTATACTCCCAATGCCAATCAAGCAATGAGAAGCATGTTAGATAATAGTACAATGTCAGTTAGTGATATATTGAATCAGCAGATTTCAAGTGGTATTCTGTCAGCTGTTGCATACTATCCAAATATTATTTATTATGATGCATCATTAGCAGTGAATAATACTGATTATAATCGCTTGAACCAATGTGTTCCAATCGCTGCGACGAGCAATACTACAACTAATACAATTGTGTGGTTATCAATCATTGCAGCCATTATATTATTGGTATCTACCTTGGTCATGATTAGAAGAAAGTGATTGAGATGATGATACTGACAAATGGTACACTTATGTTTCTTGATAACTGCCAGTCTTGTTGTGGCTGGCCTTGAGTTACTAATTGGCAGTGTCGCTTTGCATGTGGCGACGTGTAATTCTATAAACGCAGATGAACGAAGAATAACGCACAAGAGGTGTTATTAGAATGGACACTTGTCTGTCCTCGTTTTGAACAGTCTTTCGACTGTTGAAAAGTTTTATTGTAAGATGTCACTATCTGTAAAAAGTAGAGTGATACCTTTAACGATAAAAGGTATCGCTGTGCCACTCAACATACAATGCATACGGAGAGTCTATAGTAATTTCCATCATGCCATTTAGATATATACTATTCAATGATGATATATGTTCAAGAGTAGTCATCTTTACAAGTGTCATGCGAGCAATACGATTGGTTGCAGTTACTTTGGCAGTTAATTCAGACAATGATTGAGTTAAAGCGATTGCAGTTACTTCTCCAGGTCGTCCAATGGCAGGAAAGTATTCTCCTGACTCGTTTGAATCTTCAGTCAATACATATTGTTCTTGAGGTAAGTTGAACTTTATGTAGTATTTGGAAAAGACAGTACCACTATCACCTTTTTCTCCTTTGACACTGTAACCATCATAACCTCTTGGTCCTCTCTCTCCATCTTGACCATCTTGCCCGTCTCTTCCATCTTTGCCAGGTGGTCCTCTCACTGTTAATACGTTCATCGACGTATTTCTATCTTTTAGCTTATCTATCTCTGCTTGTAGCAAATCCATCTGATCTTGTAACTTTGCTATCAATGACATTCTTTTGTTAGATGTAGAGTTAATTTAAAGCAGGTTGCAATCTTGGGATGCATCAGGATTAAATTGTGTACCTTTCAAGATTAGATGGTGTACCTTTCAAGATTAAATTGTGTACCTTTCAACACCATTTAATTACAATGACTTACATTGTAATTAAATGGTGTAATAAACGCTCGTACTCAGAACGTAGATAAATCCAATCGCTAAAGCAAGAGAAGACCATAACATGCCACTATTTACAGTTCCTCCTACTACAACCAGGATAAATGTAAATATCAACATTAACAATGGAGGATAGTTGACATACCACAATAGAATCAAGAACATTGGAATAATCAGTGCAAATATATACAAAATTCCATAATCTCCCAATATATCACCTCCATTGTTGTACCATTGAATGTCTCTGTCACTCATGTCAATGGTGAATGTACTCGTACAGGCAAAGTATATCATAATTGCAAAAATAATGACTTCTAATGCAAAGATACCAGCTGCTACTGCCCACAAAGGAGTGTTATATAACAACCAAAATGCACCAGCTGATAGGAACAAACACTGTAACCAGAAACACATGAAATAAGAAGCACCTGTCTCTTGAGGACTGCTATAATTAAATGCTACAAATTGTATTAGTTGCATTAATGCAAGTACAAATAGAAATGATGAAAATACTCTGTCGTATTCAAAGTTTCTGTACCATACTATCAATGCAAGCACAATTAATATCCACCAACTAATGATACTAGATCTAGCTGCAGAGTACATGATTATTACCTTTTGTGTGATGGCATTTTTGTGTTCTGAGAAAAGTAAATGTCAATGAATAAGGAAGATAAATTCTATGATACTCACACATTATTCTGCAGAACTGGTCCAGTCAGCGAGAAGCAGTTGGTCGATTACTTTGAGAAGATTACCTCTAATGAATGCAAAATACACGTAAATGTAATAAAGAATGGAATAGCGTACATCTACGTTGAATCGAGCAGAGTGTATTACATGTTGCTAGGCAAGAATCCAGATGGCACAGATAGAATTGTATATAAGGAGTGTGATCAGAATAAGTGGACTGTTAGTGAAGGTAAGGTACCAACTTGCTTGCCATCATTGATTGAGATTCCACCTATTGTTATTAATGACATTACTTATAATGTTGTAATAGAAAAAGCATCTGTTGGAAGAGTTAATTTGTTCAGGCTGGCTTCAACGTTAAAATGTTGTGATGTTCCAGAATGGGTCACTAATGATAGATTAAAAGAGATGTTTTCCGTGTATGCAACCGATTCCATTACCCCAAGAAAGAGAACAAATAAAGGACTTGTATTTTATGAAGCATATCCATATATTAACATTAGTTCAGACAGAACTGCATTCATTGTCTTTGATCCTGCAACAAGAGACGCACAATTTGCAAATTACATGGTAAATGGTAAGATAATGACAAATAACAATGAAGAGAAGGTGCTAGTGTTAGAACATTCCTACAAGACAGAAAGAGACATGAATAAAGGCTATTTAACTCTTAGTGAAATCCAGAGAGAGTTACCAATTGGACAACTCAGAACTTTGACAGCAATAAAGGTAAAGAGAACGAGAGTGTTACTTTAAGATATTACTTACCAAGTAATATAGGAGGAAAGATTACTGAAAAGGATTAGGATCCCATCTCAACAGAGTCACGCCTGATGTCACTGCTTGTCCTGGATCTGGTTGACAGTTGCCCAAAGTAGTTACATCAGGTCCAGTAAATCCAACTGGTCTGTATATATTACTATTGAATGCAGTCTCTTTCCATACACCACTAATATCACCATTGAATTGGCAATACTGAGGATAAGCTAGATAAACAGTCTGATTAGAACCAGGCACACAATCAGTACTCTTCATTGGACGATGATAATACAAATCACCGGCTGAATTAATAAATAATATCTCATCCACTGTGAGAGTTGGATCATGAGCTAATGCATCTCCTGGATCATTGTAATAGTCTGCTGCTCCACAAGGTCTAGCTTGACTGGGACAATAAGTAAACAGAAATGTCCTAGTATAGTAAGCAACCCATAAAAGTATTAGCATTATAATCATGCCAAGTAACAAGCCTATGAGAAAGCTTGCAAGTTCGAACGTTGCCATATTATTTTTAATAAAGATAATATTTATGTAGTAAATGTTCGGTTCTACAGTAGTCAGGTACAATGCTAGTTCTTTGGTTGTGCCAGATGGCCTTATGACAATGGAAAATGTGTTTACACAATTTAGATATACAATGATGTACAATGGAGAAGCATTTACTTCTGATAATAAGGAATCATTGCTAGAATATGCAGAATATTTTGGAATAAAAGGTCCAGTGATTTATGATAGTGTTACATTTACCAAGGTCAAGGTTATGGATTATCACAGTGGTAACGAAAATAAGGTAACAGGATACATGACAGTTGGAATGAAAGGTGAGAGACCAGAGAGACTTACTCATGAGAACATTGAATTAAATTGGGACACTTTTACCTATACTAATCCTATGAAATATCAGGAAGAAGGCATGATAAAGTTGAGAAATGTATTGGGGCGAGTTAATGCTGATGAAATTGTACTCAGTAATCGTAGTACAACAGAAGGACCTATTCTCATAAAGGGACCAATGTTTGATAATGTTAAAGAACGAACTAGCAAACTAGTGCTAAATGGCATTAATCTCGACCTAGAAGCAATGGAATCATTGAGTCAAAGGAATGTTAAAGAGATGAGTGTTTATCCATTGCTGTATCAAGATTATTTTTATCTTCTTACTTCTTTGGAGAAGCTAGTGTTACACGGTGGATTTACTAATCTTCCATTGATGCCACTTGGTATAAGAGAATTGGATCTTGATTTGGCAACTGGTTTCCAGATGAGAGTAGTAATGTTACCTGAACTCGAAACATTGACAATTGGTACAAGTAGTGATTACCTCTTGTACCAATTGCCAAAGTTAAAGACATTGAAGATCAGAGCTACTTCAGACAGACAGTTCTCTCTTCGCTTTGATCAGCTAGATCAGGTAAAAGAACTAGTTCTAAATTCTGACGAGTTTTCAGGCAAGTCGATGAGCAGATTTGTTGAAAGATTGTTGAGGTATATGCCAAATGTAACAAGCTATGAAGGTCCAGTCACAAGAAGAATATTGACATTGTTACAAAATCTCGATTCTATTGTGGTTGATTTTGATAATGATATTACTGTGAGTGATATTCCAAGAAGTATAGTAAATGCCAATATTTTGCCGCTAGAAGTAGAAAACTTGAAGGCATTCCTCAAGAGTCATCCCAAGTTGAGACAACTCACCAGCGAAAGAGTAGAGAATTTTGATTACTCTGAGTATCCAAAGATTGAGTTCCTGTTCCCTGCTGAGGATTCTGCTGACGGTGGAGGCGACGCTTGAATGACATTGAAAAAAAGTCATGTATACTAACACGTGACACCCTGTTTCGAGTGTTTTCGCGTGTTTCTGGCTATTTTCATTTACCCAAAGTAGGTACATTTTCTTGGGCAAATTGACATTTTGAGAAATGACCAATTCGGGCTTTATTGACGCTTGATGACAGTCTGGACAATAATCTGGCTTGGTTCCTCAAAATTATAGTTTGAGAATTTATATACATACCTTATGTATATTTCAATGTTGATATTCCTATGAGTTCATTGATGAGAAGTATATGTATAATATGGGTATATTTCGCTATCATGATTCTGAAGTCGATTTCTTGGGTTCTCCAATCTATAGAAATGTAAGACCCTTGATGTTTCTAAGGGTTGGAGAAGGATAGAATTGGTCTCCCTAGAGTCATTAGTAACATTATATGCATAAGATATGTATATTTCGTTTCTGAAGTTATGGGATCGATTTACTTTGGATCTCTGACCTATAGAAATGTTAGACTGTTGATATTTCTAAGGCTTGGGAATCGGGCTATCTAACTTCTTGAGATCCAATGTTGGAATATGTATACTATTGTATATACTTTCTAATCATGATTTATTCTGCCGATTTATTCATGACCTCAACTTATAGAAATGTAAAACCTTGTATGTTTCTAAGGGTTGGAAGTCTGACCAATTGGTCTCTTGAGATCAGTGTTGGAATATACTTATATTAGTTATATAATGTTAGTAATGACTCTAGAGAGACCAATTCTATACTTCCCCAATCTATAGAAATGTAAGACTTTGTATGTTTCTTAGGATTAAGAGTCTGACCAATCTGACCCTCGAGGTCAATGTTGAAATATGCCTATATTAATTATATACTTCTCTAACATGATTTATTCTGTCTGTTCTGTCGATTCTCCAACCTATAGAAGTGTACCGATAGGCATGTTGATGTTTCTTAGGACTGGAGGTCTGACTATTTGGTCTCTTGAGGTTGATAATGAGATTATACATACTATTAATGTATATCTCATTATCATGATTTATTCTAACGATTCTCTGAACTATAGAAGTGTACCGATAGGCATGTTGATGTTTCTTAGGACTGGAGGTCTGGCTATTTGGTCTCAAAATAGTGACAATGGAATATACATATCTTACGATACTTATTAATCATTGAAAGATTGGTTAGAATAAATCATGATAGAGAAGTATATATAATAGTATACATGTTCCAACATTAATCTCAAGAGGCCGATTGGTCAGACTTCCAATCCTTAGAAACATCAACATGCCTATCGGTACACTTCTATAGGTTGGAGAATCGACAGAATGACATTTAGAATCATCATGAGCAAGGTTATATAACTAATATAGGTATATTTCAACATTAATCTCAAGAGGCCGATTGGTCAGACTTCCAATCCTTAGAAACATCAAGATCTTTACATTTCTATAAGTCAGAGGATCGACAGAATAAATCATGATAGAGAAGTATATATAATAGTATACATGTTCCAACATTGATCTCAAGAGACCGATTAGTCAGACTTCCAATCCTTAGAAACATCAAGAAACTTACATTTCTATAGATTGGAAAAGGATAGAATTGGTCTCTCTAGAGTCACTAATAAAAGTATATACCTATTATAGGTATATTTCGTTTCTAAAGTTATATGCTGGCTTCTTGAGTTCTCCAACTCTAAGAAATGTAAGACTCTTGATATTTCTAAGGTTTGGGAATCGAACTATCCAGTCTCTTGAGATCGATATTGGAATATGTATACTATTATATATACTTTCTAATCATGATTTATTCTGTCTATTCTCTCTAACTCTGACTTGTAGAAACATCAAGAGTCTTACATTTCTATAGACCGAAGGCGAGTAAAATTAATCTCTCCAGAGTCATGAGCAAAAGTATATATCTAACATGGGTATACTTTAACGCCGATCTCAAGAGACCGATTAGTCAGACTTCCAGTCCTAAGAATCATTGACATGCCTATCGGTACATTTCTTAGAGTTGATGGACAGACTAAAATCGTTAGATCATGGTTATATACCTATTATAGATATGTTCTTTCTAACGATCTCAAGAGACCGATTGGTCAGACCTCCAGTCCTAAGAAACATCAACATGCCTATCGGTACATTTCTATAGACTGAGGAAGAATATTAATCCCTCTATAGAATCATGAGTAAAAGTATACACATAATAGTATGTATATCTCATTATTAACCTCAAGAGANCAAATAATCAGACTTCCAATCCTTAGAAACATTGACATGTCTATCGGTACATTTCTATAGTCTGAGGAAGAGTAGAATTAATCTCTCCAGAGTCATTACTAACATTATATAACTAATATAGATATGTTTCAACATTGATCTCGAGAGACAGAATAGTCAGATTTCCAGTCCTAAGAAACATTGACATGCCTATCGGTACATTTCTAAGGATTGGAAGTCTGACTAGTTCGACATTAGAATCATGATAACGAGTTATACATAAGATATGTATAACTCTTTCTAACAACAAACAGAATGTCTATTTCACCAATCTATCAACTCCAAGAAACATTGACATGCCTATCGGTACATTTCTACAAGCTAAGGAAGGTTAGGATTAATCTCTCTAGAGCTATTATTAATCTTATATAATTAATATAGGTATATTCCAACATTGATCTCAAGAGACCAAATAGTCAGACTTCCAGTCCTAAGAAACATTGACATGCCTATCGGTACATTTCTTAGAGTTGATAGACAGACCGGAATCGTCAGACCATCATTATTAGAAAGTATATACTATTGTATACATATCCCAACATTGATCTCAAGAGACAGAATCTCTCTAATCCAATCCTTAGAAACATCAAGATCTTTATATTTCTATAGACTGAGGAAGAGTAGAATTAGTCTCTCCAAAGTCATGAATAAAAGTATATAACTAATATAGGTATATTTCGATGTTGATCTTAAGAGACCAAATTTCTCTAACTCTAATCCTTACATTTCTTAGAATTGGAAAAGGATAGATTTAGTCTCTCTAGAACCATGAGTAAAAGTATATAACTAATATAGGTACATTTCAATGTTGATCTTCCTATGAGTTGGTTAGATGGAGTTGTATAATGATTTATAGCTATTAATGATATTATGTTTTCAAAGTCGATTTCCTGGGTTCTCCAACCTATAGAAATATACCGATAGGCATGTTAATGTTTCTATAGACTGAGGAAGGATAGAATTGGTCTCCTCAGAACTATTATGAATAACATTATATGCATATCTTAGATATATTTCAACATTGATCTCAAGAGACCAAATGGTCAAACTTCCAGTCCTAAGAAACATTAGAGTCCTTACATTTCTTGGAGTTGATGGAACGACTAAAATCGTCAGATTATCGTTATCAGTATTATATATCTATTATAGATATATCTCATTATTAACCTCAAGAGACCAAATAGTCAGACTTCCAATCCTTAGAAATGTTAGGTTTATTACATTTCTTAGAGTTAGAGAAAGTAGAATTGGTCTCTCCAGAGTCATGAGCAACATTATATACCTAACATAGGTATATTTCAACATTGATCTTGAGAGGCCAAATAATCCTAACCCAATCCTTAGAAACATCAAAACTCCTATCGGTACATTTCTATAGGTTGGAGAACCGACAAAATAACTTCCTCAGAATCATGAGTAACATTATATACATAACCTATGTATATTTACATTCTCAGTACAATTCGATCATTGTCGTTAGTCCATGTATAATCTCACTGTATCACACATTTCATAAGATCAGCTCCCAAATTCAACCATCTGTCTCTTTGCCATCTCTGTCAGAATAATGTTGGCTTTGAATGGAACAATACAATTTAGCGAGTTCATGCGATTTCTCAACTCGACAGACAAATGGTCATATCTGTCTGCATAATAGATCAACATGTTGATATACATAAACTTGAATATATTGACTTCCTTTGGCAATCGAGATGTTCTTTCGATTATTTCATTGTACAGCTTGTTTGTATTTCCATATCTATCTAGATGATATCTGGCTATCGTATAGATATTATCTTCTGTATCAGTCTCTATATCTAGCATATCATCTATCAGCTGCAATGTTACTCCAAGATTCCACCATCCATCTCCAATCAAAGAGCGTCCTAATATAGCATGTAACACTCTAATTGTTTCACCTCCTTTTCGCCCCGCTATTTCATGATACTCTTGCTCAGTGAATGTACCAGGTGGTGATGATTGTATTACTAATCCATCTACTTCAGCTTGAAACAACAGTTTTATTGCTTCTTTCAATGTTTTGCATCTGTCTGCTTCTTCCAAATTCTTTGGAGTAATCAATATATTGTATACAATACCTATCAGTTTGAGATTGTAATTATCTGTTTCGATTGTTGGATCTTCTAACAGTTGGTACATTACAGCAATAGCTTGTTTCTTGTCAGTGTTTGATATCTTTGTATTGTCAATGTAGTGATCTACTAGCAAATATAACAGATTGTATAGAAACAGTTCATAAAAGTAATCCATCCATTCTTCAAACTGTGATACATACAACAGGCAAAAGTAAAAGAATCCAGATCCAGATGCAACAGTATCAGTCTCTCTCATATCAAAGATGTTGATGAAATATCTTGTGAGTTGTAGATACAAATTCAGAAATGGCTTGACCCACTTCTCTTCAATGCAAATGTATCCAGATGGTATTCTGTATCCTGTCATATTATTGATACTATTACAGAGTGCCCAATCACAACAAAAGTCAAAGGACTCATCATTATCCATTTTGGTATATCAAAAAACATTCACCAGCGAATGTTTACCTGGAAACATTCACTAATATTGTCAAGTCACCATATACTTTGACAAAGTATATTATCATTTATTCATCTTGGTACTAAGATAAGTGAGGAAATCTGTCTGACATGTATGTTCCTTGAGAATATCATAGTCAAAGTTTGGACACAAGACTGATTTTCTTTGGTTCAAAGTTTCTACGGCTGTGGGGATGTCTACTCCAAATGACGAATCGTTTACCGCTGTCGCCTTTTTTTTAGTACGTCTAGGCGTAGCTCTTCTTGTGATGCCTGTTTGACTAATGGGAATATCTTGGCTAATAAAAGGAGGAATGTCATGATTCAATGGTCCATCTTGAATGGAAATGGTATTTACATTATTTACAGTAGGAATAGGAGTAATGCTAATGGGACTATCAATAATTATAAGAGAACTGCGGTTGCCAGAGTCAACACCACCTTCTGCACTTGGCTTTGGAACTGCCCCTTCGCTTGAGACTTTATTGTTGATGCCATTTGTTGCTTCGACCACGTTGGTATCCAAGGATGGAGTTGCAATGGATTGTACTGTTGTCTCGGTACTATTGGTGGGGTAAAGTTTTGACGATTCGTCCTCAAGTCCAAACTCAAGAAATGCAATCAAGAGCTCAGGAACATCATCTCTTCCCTTGATCATCAACTCAATATTACTCTTTGTGAATCCTCCTTCTACTGGGACTTCGTTCGAAACTTCAAGAAGATAATCCAACAATGCAATATTATTACTAATCTTTGTCACCAATTCGTTTACTTGAGTGGAGAACTTGCTGTCATCCTTGTAAGTGGCTGCAAGAGTCTTGATGCCAGACTTTGCACTATCATACAATTCAACCAATGACAAAGCCTTGCTAGACAATATATACAAAAAGGCATCAGTCATGATTTTCTCAATATAAGACAGCGTTTCTGAACGATTCTCGCCATACACACGTCTCCAGAGACCACCATAGTAGGTTCTAGATACAACAGAATTGTTTGTGCTAGAAAACGTCTTTCCTTCTACCAATGAAGCAAGAGTGGTAAGCTTTCCTTTGTAAGCTTCAAACTCTTGATCCATTCTATTTTTTGTATTACAGATTATTTATTACTTTCACATTCATTGGTCTGTTGAAATTATATGTGACCATCTAAATTTTAATACAAACTGCTAGTAAATTAAATGTACTTTGTCAGACATTCGAACAGAGAATACAAAAATGACTATACTAGTAAATATGGATTAGATTCTGGTTTGTCAGTGTTTGGGCTAGAGAATGCATTTAGTTATTTTACAGACCTGAAGGAAAATGGATATATTCCACAAAAGATATTCTCTTCTCCTTACCTTCGATGCAGACAGACAGCAATGATTGCCAAATTAGTGTTTCAACTCGATATAGATATTGAATATATACCATTACTTGGAGAAAGATTTTGGAAACCCATCAACAAGTCATTGACTCCAATTACTTTTGAGACTCACATGCTAAAACCAATACTATTTGCAGAGTCTGGTCAACAATTCGAATCTAGACTGAAAAGGTTCTATTCAACTCACAATGAACCTGGACTTTACATTTCTCATGGCTATACTATAGAGAAATTGGCTGAATGGTACAATCAAAAGATTGAATATCCTGAGCCATTGGGAGGATTTCAAGTCAATGATTTACAGATAATAGATCCTACTTTGGTATCGAATAATGCAACTTGACCGCAAGGACAAGAAGTACCATTGACACAAGCGAGCAATGACTGATTAATGTTATCTCTTTTGAATTGTGAGCTGTTGTTAGTAATAAATGCAAGAGTACCGCTAATACAAGGTTGAGACTCTACACCATTACATTTCTTGGGCAGACCCATGCAAGTTACTATATCTTCATAAGATATATTAGAAGTTCCTGATGAATTAATGAAACCACAGCCTGGATTACTGACCGATATCAAAGATGGTCTTATAGCACATGTAGTATTATTAGTTTCATTAAGTATTAGTGATCCTCCATTGCCTACTGTGTCTCCTCTTGCTTGAATTACTGTTGCTCTCTGTCCAATTATGTTATTACTAGTACTATTTACTACAGTGAAGGTAGCAGATATATAATTGGGACATCTAGCTACTCTACTACATGGACAGACTATTCCTTCATCACAAAAGCCTAGATTGTTAGTACTTCCATCAGAAAGCATTGCATATGGAGTGATTGGATTATCACACATGAAACGAGAATTACATACTTCTGTAGATGGATCTCTTGTTACTATATCTCCTTCTTGTTCAGGACATCTCTTGTTGCCAGTAATAAGATTAGTAGCACATTCATTGGTATTGCAAGTATAAGCGATAGGCTCTACTTTGGCAGCACCACTAGATATAATTAGATATAGCATGTAAGCAAAGAATACAACTAACACAAGTATGGTAGACATCATTAGTCCGATATTATCGAGATTGCCTGTAACTATCTTAACCATATTTGGTTATATAATATTAATGAAAGAGAGATATTACTGGAGCAGTAATATTTGCTACTTGGTTAATTAACTCTCGAGTAATTCAACACTGGTTTAATAAACAAAATCAACAGTATTACTATTACCAATGCAATCAAAATGACAATCACAGTAAAGAAGCTATTATATCTCTGTGCTATCTGCTTCTCCTTTAGAAAATTGTCCTGATACTCTCTGAATGGATTCTCCTGTTGATCAGTACAATCTACTGTTATATTATCAGGTCCTCCTTCCATTGTATTATTCTGCAAGCAGTTCATTGTTCCACATTGTTGACTAATGATATTTGCATTACCTCCAATAGTAGTATTGTTAAGTACAAAATCTGAATTGCTAATGGTACAAGCACACTGTCCTGACTTGCAATTACCACATATTTGTGATATAGAAGTAATTCCTCCTACATTTGTATTTGCTATATTAGCAGTAATGTTATCTATAACACATATATTCTGTTTGCATAACACAGGCAGCAATGATCCTGATGCAATTGGTATTACTCCTGGTTTATTACATAATGGACTACATTGTGGTGGTATATTGAACTTTGATGAATATTCTTCGTATTCAGCAGCTGGCATATGACAACCACACCATTTTGTTGATTCTATGCTTCTACTAATCTTTTCTGTTGTATTATTCTTACAAATGGATCCTAATCCAGGTTGACAAAGAGATGGATATGGACAACATACCTTTTCATATAATACATCTTGCCATACACTCCAAGTAGGAGTACCTGGTTCTGATCCTATTACGAATCCCTGCCTCTGGTACTTTTCCATAGCCTTTCTGACTAATGATTGACCCCAATATAATCCAGAAGCACTTACTATTCCAGATGGAGGTAAATTGCAAGTACCGCCAGAGGGAATAGGAGGAACTGGTACCTTTGGAAATAGATTTCTATATAGTGCATATGTACATCCTCTTGTTGTATCATTCCATCTGTCCATCCATTGGATGCTATTTGGATCATCACCAGGTGCCTCTCCAACACAATATTTCATCAATAAATCTTGACATCCAGGTCCTGCTACATTTCTATATTCATAGGCACAAGTATTCTGCATGTCTGGATCAGAGAAGCAATTCTGTTCACTACCCAAGTGATCATAGTCTTTGAAACAACAAGAATATGGATCTCCCGAAAAGTACGTCCTCTTGCATTGCAGTCCTCCACCTTGAAATCCACCAGGAGTAGTACATATTCCACCATCTTCCCTGGTAACATCATTATAAGTACAGTTATTGACTGTATATCGTTCTCCTCCCCATTCATTAGCATTAGATAGTGAATTGCAAAAAGTTTGTCTTGCATTAGTACCAAGTGGTCCAATAGGAGCACAAAAATTGTGAATCTCAGGACTATATTGATTTAATGGTACATCGCAAAAGTTTCTTGGAATAGGTTTAATCGTAGAGCATCCCATTTGTTATTACTAATGTAGTAATAAATTTGTTATTACTAATGTAGTAATAATTTACTTTTGAATCACGATGAAAGTTACTTGAATAAGAATAGTATTCATAAAGTGTTAATGATTTTTATCTCATCGATTATCTCTACCTAGATCCATTCCCAGGCCTATAATATATACCAATGTGCTAGAAAAAATAAGTTGACCAGACCGACCTCAAAGCTCAATCTCCTTAAATGTATCCATATTACTATTAATATACCTATATTAGGCATATTCTATTCGCTTTGCTCATTCCACTTACTGTTCAACCAAAGTCTTACTAGCATCCAACCATACCTGTGATACATCTCTTCCTTCACCTATCAATATACTCATCATGCTAACAGGATCATCCATTCTAACTGGCTTTCTTGATCTAGGTGTCTTCATCAGACCAATGTGTCCCAATTTTTCCAGTTCTCTAGCAAATCCAACTCCAAATAATTGTGAGATTGGCTTGGCCAATACATTATTCATGTAATAATCAACATCAAGTTGCAATGGTTCAATGGGAGAGTCAGGCATTCTACTTTCTTCATACTGTTCAATCAGTCTCATTCTAGCACCAAGTGGAATCTTTGCTGGTTTGTACCTTTTCCTTCTTCCTCCTTCATCAGCAAGCTTTTCTTCATGACATGTCGTACACATTCCCTTCTCTGGACATACAGATCCAACTTCATCACAATAGTCACATTCTACTCCTTCTTCAGGACCATCACAATTATTGCATACACTACACTTTACTTCTTGTTCTACCTTGCAAACCACAAACTTTAATCTATCACCTGGAAATACAATCTTTCCTGCCTTGGCAAGACAATCACTAAATACCTTCATAAAGTATGTCTTACTCTTGTAATTGCCTCCCAACTGTCTTGTGCTTGCCAAATCTTCATAGTTTATGCTACCATTTACCAATGACTGAATGCCTCGCTCGATTACCTTTAGTCCATCGAGAATGCTTCCTTCATTGATAATGATATCTAACACTTCTCTATACATTGTTTTCAACAGTTTGTTATTGTCTCTTCTGGCCAACACAATGCCCTTTAGCAGCATTGCATTCTTCTTACCTATTACATTACCATCTGCATCCAAAATGTCCTCTGTCTTGAAAGACCCATCCTTTGCAATCAGTAAAGCAGCATACTTTTTCTTGCAAATGCACAACAATCTCATTGCCTTCTCAAACTCCATTGCTAATGGTGGTGGAAACAGTCCTGGTACTGCTTCTTCTGCTACCGTCCCATCCCATTTCATGACTCCCTTCTTGACACCACTAATTTCTTGTGCTAATCTAATACCCCAATTGTAACACTGTGATCGCTCAGTAATGGCTGGTATACTCACCATTACTGAATCAGTATCTCCATAAATTAACTTACCATCATGAGTATCTTTGATGTATTCACTAACTTGAGTGATGAGTTTGCGACCCACTGCTGTTACTGTCATTGCTCCTTCTAGCAAAGGAATCTTACCTCCTTCTTGAACTCCAAGCAGTCCGTAGAATGAATTGGCACAAACCTTGATTGCAAGTTGTCTCTTATCCAGTACAATATTCATGGTAGAAAGTTGATCAATAATCTTTTTCCTGTCTTCAGATCCTTCCTCTAGCTGATTCATACATTCAATGATAGTATCATGATCCTTATTGAGATAGGCAGTAATAATCTCATTCTCAACAGTCGCAACATTTGCAGCCAGTTCATTACTTGGAATGTCCTTAATCTTACCTTTCAATAGTAATGAATAGTCCAATTCGAGTTTGACTTGAATAATCTTCTTTGGGTCACCATTGCTATTGATTAGTTCCTTGTATTCATTACTGAGTTGTGCTACATCTCCTGGTTCTTTTCCATCCTTGTACAATCTCAACAATCGAATAATGCTTTCGAGCCGTTTGTGCAAACTCACAATACCCTTTTGTTCTCCCAATTTTCTATTTACATCTCTTCTGTCTTGAATCAGAGTTTTGAGAATGGTTGGCATTACTCCTTGCTCTGGATCCTTGTACCAATAGTAGCGATAATTCTTTTCGATCATTGTAACTTCCTTTTTCTTGCCAGTGTCAAACTCGGCAAACTCATCATCTCTATCTTCCTTAGCTATCGTATCGTCTGCAGCTTCATCCTGAGTAAACTCTATGCACTCAAAGTCTTCGAGTTTGTAAGTTGGATGTATCTTTCCTCTATACTTTGCATCATCAAGGATTTCTGCAATCTCAGGAGATGCTAGTGTAGTATGGCAAATTAGATATGCCATCATAATGCTAGGATACAAGGAGGAAAAGTCCAAACATATAACATTTTCAAACAATCCAGGTTCTGGCTTTACAATGATTGCACCCTTGTAAGACAGATTCTCTGGAGCATCTCGTTCATCAATGATGAATCCCTTTCTGCTTGCAAAATCATAGATTTTAGATAGTCCTCTAATCTGTTGTCCTCTAGTAATGAGTTCTACAATAGAAACGCCTGCAATGTTTGACATTTCGACCAAACCAGACCATACATTGATCTTGTCCATAATGTCAAGTGTTAGTTCTGAATCTTGAATACAATACTCCATGATTCTATCCATTTCCTTCTTGGCTTCTTCGAGCAATGCCTTTCTTTCTGTAAGATTAGATTCATCACAAGATTCCATGTCTTGTATTCTTTTCATCAGATTTTCATAAATGCTAAAGATCTCTGCTGGCTTTACGTCATGCTTTGTCTTTCCCACAAACTTGCTTGCTACCGTGTCCAATTTGTAATCATCGAGTTTATAATCACGCTTGATGGTTGGATACAAGTCAATGGTAATTCTTCCTACCATATTAAGACTATTTATCGATTGTGGTCCATAGGCTGAAGAGTTCCAAGTAAAGCTTGTATAATTGGCAGGAACTCCAACAAGTCTACCCATTTCAGGCCAACTATTGAATTGTCGTTCCATTCTGTGTTCCATGTAGGGATAATCGAACTTTAACAAGTTGTAACCAATAATAATATCTGGATCTACTTCTCTCAGCAAGTCTGCAAACTTTAGGATAATGCCATATTCAGAATCAACTCTATGAATTGTACATTTCTCCAATCGCTCTGGTGGAATATCGTTACAATCACCATATATAATGCCATATCTCTGTCTTGTTTCGGGCTGTTTGTACTTTTGTGATACTATTGATAGCATATACATTACATGAGCATCTTCATGCTTGTCTGGCATTGCTCTATAATTGTCCGAGTAACATTCAATATCTATAGCCATTACTGTTGGATTAGTAGATAATCCACTTGACTTTTCGTCTGGAATGGGAACAATCTGCTTGTGCTTTACACTATATTCTTGCTCTAGAACAGAAATCTTTTCTTCAACTGGATATGCATAAGCCATGAACCATTGCGAATTCTTGAGACTAATTGCAGTCAGGAATTTGCGCAAAGGAGGTATTCTATACCTAGTTTCATGAGCATAAAGAAAGAGATTGCCATAGTTGGTGTTGATAGACTTTTGGTTCACAATGTTAGCACACTTATCCATAGCTTTGAGGCTATTAAATTCAACCTTGAGCATTGGATATGTTGTCTTACCCTTGTAATAGTAATACTTCTTTTTGATTTCGAGCTTATGTTTCTTAATCTCGAATGATGAATCTTGATCTTGACCACGAAGGATGGCATTGATAGATTTGACGATAGAATCAACTTTACTGAGATCAGCAGCTTTACTGGGATCCCATGACATTCTTCTTGAACTCACATATTTAGGTAGCTCAATATAAAAGAAGGGACGAAAATCAGTAATTCTCATAAGTAATGGTCTACTTTGTGTGTCAAGACACCAACAGTTAATGTTAAACTGTAAGCCTTGATCTGTATCTACATCTTCACAGTCGAATTCATAGGGGTGTGCAGTGATTGTCACCTTGTCCGACATTCGTGTTGGACTTGATTTATTTTGATTTTGTGTTCAGTTCAAAGTGTACTGTAGGGACGATTGGTCAGAGAAAAATGTTGTTGGTATGTGGTTATAAGAGAACTGGCAAAGATGCATTATTCAATGTTTTGATTGAACAGAAGGAAAGCTATGGAATGAGTTTGTATAGGAATCCTCTTGTGAAATCGTTTTGCAAGGATGAATACAAGAATGCAACCAGAGTTGCTTTTGCTGACAAGTTGAAACAAGAAGTGCTACAGGAATATGGTGTCAAAATTACAGATGAGAATAAAGACATTGACATTGGTGGCTATACTGGCAGACAATTGTGCATAATGCATTCAGCAAAGAAGAGAAGTAACAATGATGACTATTACTGCAACATTGACTTGTTGTCTGACAATGTAATAGTGACCGATTGGAGATCAGAGAATGAATATAACTATTGGGCTAATAGAAAAGAATTGAAAACATTGAGAATAGTGAGAAGCACTGCTGAGATACCAACAGAAGAAACAGAGCATTATCTTGACAAGTTGAATACAGATTATATACTAACTGACAGTTTTGAATATTCTGTGAAGCTGTTCCCACAGTATTGTGATTATGTCTTTGATTGCATTATTTAATTATATATCATTGATATATAACTCTTACCCATTACCTCACCTAAGGTAATAACTCGCTTGATTCAACTCCTTAATATTATTCAACTCTTCATATGAAAATAGGTTAGATAATGCATCTACTTGCTGTTGTTCCTTTGATACTGTTGGACCTTCAGCACCCTTCTTCTTGCCTACAGCAGCTACAGTCACAGCAGTAACTCCTCCGATCAGTACTACCACTACCAACAGAATGATACCAAATGCAATTACAGAGCATACTGATGCAAGTAAAGCAGTCCACATACCTTGTGATTCTGAACCCAAATCGGTATCTGACTTGATGCTATTGAACGTTAGATTTTTCATAGCATTACTCATAGCACAATTAGCACTTGCATTACTATCCAAAGATACTCCTTTGAAATTGCCTCCTATCTTACTATTTGCAACATATACGTAATTGCCTGTAACACTTTGCATGTTGCTTGTATCACAAAGGGCATTGTTAATCTGACTAATGTTATTATTTATACTTTGATCCAGATTATATGTCTGAGTAGCTACTCCCAAAATCTTAAAGTCATTGGCAAAGGAAGTTGTTTCACTAATTTTTTGTTTAGCAATAGAACCCAATATGTTTTCTACAATATTACTCATTGATGAGACTATTGCACAACTTGCATCTAATGAAGTTCCAGCATTAGCACCATAAAAATCTCCATCTATAGTACTGTTCTCTACAATAACAGCATTGTTATCAACGTTGATATTATTGTAAGTTGTGCAAGTTTGATTACTACTCTGTAGGACAGTGTTGGTATTTTTGGAAGTATTATTCATAACTTGTGTTAATACATTTCCCATCTTATTTTGTTCCTGACAGTTAATTTTAGAAAACAAAATGGCAGTTAGTATATGGGGTATAATATTAAATGTATTGCTTGCAATTGTGATTCTAATAGTGCTTATACTTGCAATCATCAAGAATGGAGAGTTGAATGACTGTGGTACTATTGAGTCTCCATTCTGTCCAATGATAATATGTCCGTGTGATAATACTGATACAACATGCAAGGGATATGCAAAGAAACCAGGCACAAGAGAAGGAACATTCTTTTGCTCGTATAATCCAACCATGGAGGTGGATGCTGCTGGAAATGCCTTGTAATAAGCGGTAATAAAATATGGTAAGACAAAATGTCTATTAGTGAGCAGTTAACTGAGACTGTGATTGATGAACCAGTAAAGCAGTATATAAATCCTCTGCCCTATGTAATTGCATTTGCTGTTCTATCTATAATTCTAATGGTAGTAGTATCTTGGTTCATTACTTTGGATTATTCGTTAAAACAATGCATTCTTGAACCCAACTTTTGGTGTAGCAATCAGTGGACTTGTGAAACCAAGTGTAGTCCAGGTTCCGGAAAGAATGCATGCTTCACTGATGCACCGAGTGGACTAGCAGACTGTCTATTTGGTCCTAACTCAAAGGTAAGTAACTTGTGTGAATGGACAGAAAATACAGGTTCATTGCTTTGTGATTGTGATGTTACCAATGCTAACAACTGCTTTAATAACTGTCCTCTTGCAATTAGTCAGACTAGTGTTTGTTGTTGTGAACCTGGTAAATCAGGATGTACTGCTACTTGCCCTGGTTAAGATGGTAATGATATACCTAATATAGGTATATATTGAGATTGTTATTCTTGGGTTAGATTCATTGGATTCTCTAGCTCTAAGAAATGTAGAGTCTATAACATTTCTAAGGATTGGTAGACTGACGAAATGGTCTTGTTTGGATCATGATTAGAAATACATATCTAATATGGACATATATTGAGATCGATATTCTTAAGATGGATTTGCTGGGTTCCCAATCCTTAGAAATGTAGAGAGACTTACATTTCTTAGAGTTGGTAGAACGACAGAATGGTCTTGTTTGGGTCATGATTAGAAATATATCTGTTACATGTATATTTATTGAGATCGATATTCTTGAGACATATTTCATGGGTTTCCAATCCTTAGAAATGTTATAGATTCTACATTTCTTAGAGTTGGTAGATCGACAGAATGCAGTTATCTGGATCATTAGCGAGAATGCATATAAGTTATGTATTATTGAAATCGATATTCTGATGTTAGATTCTTGGTCTTTCCAATCCTTACCGTAAGGCACATCAAGAGGCTTATATTTTCTAGAGTTGGTAGATCGACAGGATGTAGTTATCTGGGTCATGATTGAATATATACCTACATTAGGTATATTATTGAGATTAACATTCTTAGGATGGATTCGTTGGATTCTCAATCCTTAGAAACATACAGACTCCTACATTTCTTAGAGCTGATAGAATGGTCTTATTTAGGTCATGATGAGAAATATACCTAATACAGGTATATTATCGAGATGAACATTCTTAGGATGGATTCGTTGGATTCTCAATCCTTAGAAATGTAAGTCTCTCTACATTTTCTAGAGTTGATAGATCGACAGAATACAACTATCTGGATCATTAATGAGAATGTATATAATTTATGTATTATCGAGATTGATATTCTTGGGATGGGTTCGTCGGATTCTCAGCTCTAAGAAATGTTATAGACTCTACATTTCTAAGGATTGAGAGATCGGTAAAATGGTCTTGTTTGGATCATGATTAGAAATATACATATCAGTAGGTATATTATTGAGATGAACATTCTTGAGATGTATTTCATGGGTTTCCAATCCCTAGAAATGTAGAGTCTATAACATTTCTTAGAGTTGATAATCTGATAGAATAATCTTGTTTGGATCATGATTAGAAATACATATCTAATATAGACACTATCAAGACAAACATTCTTGGGATGGATTCACTGGATTCTCAATCCCTACCGTAAGGTACATCAAGAGTCTTACATTTCTTAGAGTTGATGGATCGACAGAATGTAGCTATTTATATCAAGCACGAGAAATATATCTAATATAGGTATATTATCGAGATGAACATTCTTAGGATGGATTCGTTGGACTCTTAATCCTTAGAAATGTAAATCCCTCTACATTTTCTAGAGTTGATGGATCGATAGAATCTATCTATTTATATCATGATGAGAAATATACCTATATTAGGTATATACATCGAGATTGATATTCTAATGTTAGATTCGTCAGGTTTTCCAATCCTTAGAAATGTAGAGAGACTTACATTTCTAAGGATTGGAAAACCTGACGAATCTGTCTATAAATAACAATATTGCAACCATCATAAAACTGTAAGAAACCTATAGACTCATGCAAACGACAGTCTTTAATGTCATACACCTGAATGACATTGAACACCATTGAAGAAAGCCATGTATTACTACTCATGAGCACCAATTTCGAGTGTTTTCACGTGTTTCTGACCATTTTGCATTTACCAATTATTGATAGTAAATAAGGCTTAAAGTTGATAAATACAAAATGTCCAAATCGACCTTTATTGACGTTTAATTGCAGTCTGGACAATATGTTCCCTCGATTTCTATCTGTTGAAATTTATGATTTTTCTATATATTTGTGGAGTATGACGCTGACATCTATTTCTCATGATTCTAAGTAGATAGAAAGCTAATGATTTATATACATTTCCTTACATTCAAAATCATGAGAACAATAGTATCAAGAGAAACTATATGTATTATGAGTCTAACATTCTTGAGATGGATTCTCAGTCCTTAGAAATATTATAGACTCTACATTTCTTAGAGTTGATGGATCGACAGAATGGTCTTATTTGTATCAGCATGAAAGATGTATATAAATTATATACATTAGATTTAATGTTACCTTTGTCTGACTCTTGATCCTTAGAAATGCAGAGATCTCTACATTTCCTAGAGTTGATAGATCGATAGAATGGTCTTATTTGGATCATGATCAGAAATATACTAAGATAGGTATATAATCGAGATGAACATTCTTGTGATAGATTCGTTGGATTCTTGATTCTAAGAAATGTAAGATTCTTGATGTTTCTAAGGATTGATAGGTCGGTGGGATGTACCTATTTGGATCATTAATGAGAATGCGTATAATATATATGTATTATTGAGATGAACATTCTAATGCTAGATTCACTGGATTCTCAATCCTTAGAAACATCAAGAGTCTTACATTTCTAAGGATCGGTAAGTCGGTGGAATGTGTCTATTTGGATCACTAACAGAAATACATATAGCGATAGGTATGTATGTATTATCAAATTCAATGTTGCCTTTGTCCAACTCTTGATCCTTAGAAATGTAGAGAGACTTACATTTCTTAGAGTTGATAAGTCGACAGGATAGTCAGAATAAATCATTGTTGGAAAAGCATATAGTTTGCGGTATAACTATTATCAATGTCTCTTCTAATCATTGATGTAAGATATGTTGAGATTAGCATGTTTCTCACAATAGATGTAATTGGACTATCATGATGGATACATGTGTTATAGTATGCTATCGATTTTGATATATCAAGAGAATCTTGGTTTCTCAGCTCTAGAAAATGTAAGATCTATAACATTTCTAAGGATCAAGAAAGGGAGAATAGTCTGATCAAGATATGTATCATGAAACATATACAATCATTATTTCTGATGATTCACAATCAACAACCTTAAGATATATAATGACTTAGGATATATATTCTATTGGTCTATCAACTCTATCATAAGGTATGTTACGATCTATAACATTTAGGAGTTGAGAAACTGGATATATCATAAACATATACAATCACAACCCAAATAAGATCATTCTCTCAACCCTTAGAAATGTTATAGACTATATATTTCTAAGGGTTGAGAGAAGTCCTGTTATAACATTGATAATAACTATACCGTAAACTATATGCTTTTCTAACAATGATTTGTTCTGAACATTCTGTTGACTTGTCAACCTATAGAAACATCAGGTCCCTATATTTCTAAGGACGGAGAATTCAACGAAATCCGATTCAAGAATGTTCATCTCGATAATGTATATAACTTATATACATTCCAATTATGATCCAAATAGAACCATTCTGCCAATCTACTAACTCTAAGAAATATTATAGATTCTACATTTCTAAGAATCAAGGGTCAGACAAAAGCAACATCAGAATATCAATCCCAATAATACATATAACTTATATACATCTTTCATGCTAAACCAAATAGGTACGTTCCATCGGATTCTTGATCCTTAGAAATGTAAGTCTCTCTACATGCCTTACGGTAAGGATCAAGAATCCGATGAAATCCATCTTAAGAATATCGATCTTAAGAATATCGATCTCAATAATACATATATGCCTATCGGTATATACATTCTCACTAATGATCCAAATAAAACCATTCTGCCAATCTACCAACTCTAAGAAATGTTATAGACTCTACATTTCTAAGGTTTGGGAATCCAGCAAAAGCAGCATCAGAATGTTCATGTCAGTAATATATATAACTTATATACATCTTTCATGCTTGATATAAATAGTTGCATTCCACCAACTTGCCAATCCTTAGAAACATCAAGTCTCTCTACATTTCTAAGGATCAAGAATCGGACAAAAGTAACATCAAAATATCGATCCCAATAATACATATAAGTTATATGCATTCTTACCAATGATCCAAGCAAGAACAAAATCATCAGAATGTTCATGTCAGTAATGTATACAATTTATATACATTATTCACAATGAACCAAATAAAACCATTCCGCCAATCTACTAACTCTAAGAAATGTTATAGACTCTACATTTCTAAGGCTCAGGAGTCAGATAAAAGCAACATCAGAATATCAATCTCGATAATGTATACATGCCTATCGGTATATGCATCTTTCATAACGATCCAAATAAGACTATTCTGTCAATCTACCAACTCTAAGAAATGTAGAGTCTATAACATTTCTAAGGATCAAGAGTCAGATAAAAGCAACATCAGAATATCAATCTCGATAATGTATACATGCCTATCGGTATATACATCTTTCATAACGATCCAAATAAGACTATTCTATCGACCTACCAATCCTTAGAAATGTAGAGTCTCTCTACATGCCTTACGGTAAGGATCAAGAATCCAACTCAGAAGTATCAATCTCAATAATATATCTACATTAGATATATCATTCACAACACATTATTCATCACAAAATGCAAACTCGCAACGACCTGAATAATCATCATTCATGCCCAATTCAAGCTCTTCTATGCTCCCAGAGTCGCATTCTCTCGATCCTTCATAGGCCATCATTATCTGTTTCTTATTTACCTTCAAATCGTATTTTTCTATTAATTGGTCTATCTCACTCTCTTCTAGCACTACCACTTCCAAGTCATCATCAATGTCAGAACTCTCTGTTTTAAAAATGTTTCTGCATTTTACATATAACAGTTCTTTAGTGTCATAATTCTTTGGCAACTTGTGAATCAAGCCATGATTTCTTATCAAAGTCAATGATTTGCTAGGACCAATACCCTTGATATTCTTATTGTAATCACAACCACACATTATGCACAAATCTACAAACTGCTCGTGACTCAGCTCCAACGATTCTACAATTCTATCATATCTTACGCAATCATAAGCAATGTATCCATTCTTTCGTTCTTTGCTTCTGCCTGTAATCAACAATGGACAACCATACACATAATTGTCAGTATCAGTACTATATACTGCAGCTACTATTCCTTCTCTGCACATCATTGAACACAGCTTCTCAGCATCTGCCTTTGCAACAATGCAAGGAATACCTAGACATTCCAATATGTTTATCATATATTCAATGTCTTCACTGCCAATATCATTATTGTTGATTACAGCACTTTTTAGTTCGTGCACTGATACTAATTTGTCTTGCTTGTCCAACAAGTCTTTTAGCTTCTCCTTTCGCTTCAATCGATCTTCTCTTCTCCTTGCTTGTTCTTTCTCCTTTTCGGGTAAACTCGTTCCATCAAAGACAAAGACAGGCGTAACCTTGTTAATCATTAATGTAACAATAAATTCAATAGCACACTCTACCCATTTCTTGATTGATTCCTTCTTGTTCATCATGACAATAGTGTCCATTGAGCGATAATGCAATGCATTAGTTTTGTACATCATTGTATACATCCAATTGTTTGCATCAACAGCTATTCTCTTGCCACTAAATGTATCAATGCCCAAAGTAAAGAATGCATCAGGAGCCTGTTCTTTCAGCAGTTTGTTAATCGACTTTATGCCCATGAATGGTTACCATCTTAAACTACAATTCTGTCAATCAACTTTATATCTTGTCAAGATATAACTTTCATTTTGATCCGCTAGTGATGATGATATCTACAAGTTGGAATATACGATTCAGCACCTCCAACTAACTTTTGTCCTTCAGCCTCGATAATTCGCTTAGTAAATATAGCTTTACATGAACCAACACAAGCAATTCCAGTATCTTTGAGGCAGCTGGTACAAATAGCATTTAGTTTCTTAATGTCATCACAAAATGGTACCAAACAAAGTGTTTCTCCAAATGGTTGCTTGTTCGAGTCTCCATCAAGACCAGCAATCTTAACGTGTTTACCAGAATCAACCCACTTTTTAACAGTATCACATAATCCTTCAAAGAATTGTGATTCATCAATACCTATTACAGAGTAACCATCTGCATCAACGCTTTTAATATCGTTAACCTTGATACAATCAATCTTTTCTGACAATCCAAAGAAACTTGAATGATGAGATGTTCCACAATCAGAATTACCGCCTGGTGTCTCTCTTTCATCATCACTGTGGATAATCTTCAATACTTTGATGCCTTGATCAGCCATTGTAGTCAGTCTTCTGTTCAACCAGGTACTCTTGCCACTGAACATTGGTCCTACTCGAATAGACAAGGTTCCTCTATATTGCGACATTTAACAATATTTCCTCCAGCCGTGAATTATACCCAGTAATCATATCAATGAAGCGAATATCATTAGGCAAATACTTAACAGTTCTGTTCTTCATGATAAAGGTGGATATTGCTCGTTCGCAGGATAGATCTAATCCAGTCAATGCTTGAAGATTAGGCTCATCAATATATTCACATATTTTATGGTAATTATCTATTAGTTTAAATATTTCACCAATCATGATTTTTGTCTTTTGCTCGTGTAGCTGAATCTTCTGTTCTAACACGCGTAACATTTACATTACAGAGATTAAATAGTATGATCAACACTTTCAAATATCCAATCGAAAATGGTGAAGCAAAATCCTACATTCTTATTGAAAGGAATAGATCCCAAGTCTATACTGCTTAAATATCGATCTGGCAAGTTTTCTACCGATGAATCAGCCAAAGGATCCATTCATGGCATGAAATCCATTCAAGTAATGGCTCCAACTTATGGAAAAGACTTTAATAGTGGCATATTCTCAATAAATGGATGTAATAATTCTAGCATTATCTATGCCACCACTGGTCACAAGGATCTAGAAGCTTATTACAATGATGAGCAAGATAAGGAAGAAAATCACGTTTGTGAGAATTGTCTTCGCACTTTTACATCTAGACCTGTTGGTCGTCCAATTAAATATCTTGAAAAGTCCATTTTAGTAGATAAGGTATACAAAAATCTGTACATCTTTTGGACTGAAGGAGTAGCGTGTGGCTTTCGATGCAGATTGTCATTGTTGGAAAATGCCAACCCAGATGCTATGGAATTTAAGAATTCACCAGTTAGTGAATCGATTAGACTGCTGAAGATTTGGTTTTACTTGACTCACCCAGGACAAACACTAATTAGAGCTAATCATCCTCATTTATTAAAGAGCAATGGTGGCTCATTGCCTGATGAGGATTGGGACAATAATGACTATATATATGTAAAGTCAGATCGCATTATTACTGTTCCGGTCAAGTCACAATATATCAAGAAGACACTTGATATCAAAACATCCATTAATGATATTAACTCTAATCCGTATAGTGATATGATTATTCAGTAATTCTCATTGTTGAGCAAATGGTTCTCGGTTACATTAAAACTATTCTTTGGTATGCATTCAGGTACATGATTATGCCATCTGATACTGCAATAGTATCTCCTTGCGGCAAGAGAATCACCATTTTCTATCATTACAAGGGTCATAAATACCAAATTACCTTACCATTCAATAGATCAAAACTGTTCAACATGGCTTCTAGTGTTGTTCTGTTAAAGACAGAGACTGAATATATTGATGTTACTCAACAACCTGGTATTCCTTATCTTGCTAGTCCTGAGGAACTTTCTTCTCTCGAATATGTAGTTCAAGGTGAAGAAGACATGATTGAATACAAGACGAGACCAATGTACCTATAGATATGCATCATTGATGTATATATGTGAATGTAACAATTACTCGAGTAAGGTAAATCATGTCTATTCCAATGCCTGTCAAGTTGGTCCTAGAATCTAATACCATCAAGACTAGGAGCAAGTTGCAGACTTATATTACTGAGCACAGAAGGATACTTGCTGATGCAAAATGTCCCAGTGATGTAAGGAAAATCTTTAATCTTATTGAAGACATTAGATCTCCCTTTGCTGATAAGATTTGGAGTTCATCATTAGAAGAAAAGGATTACCTTTCTGTGTATAATTTCATTCCCAAGAATATCATTACCATCAAGACAGAGACAGCTCAAGAAGATGCAGATGCAACTAATTGTAATGGATGTAATAAAAAGTTTAGTAGCTATACATTTTATACAAGTGGCAAGCATCATTGTAGATGCTGTGGCAAGATCTTTTGTGACAGTTGCACTTCCAATAGATGCGATAATATACCAGAGAATCTCATAACGTACAAGGACACAAAGAATTGGATATCAGATAGATCAAACAAGGTATGTGGCAAATGTTACAATGACATTAATACTTATTATGAAATATCTAGTTTATTAAATTACTTTCGCATAGTAGCTTATCCAATATCTAGTTGTTTGAAGATTAGTACACTTTGCAATACTTGGAATAAAGCAATAGGAACCTATTTGTCAGAATGTTCTAAGATTCAATACTACTTTAGTAATGTCAAGCTGAGTGATGATGACATTGCCTTCCTTGAATCGAATAAAGATACATTATTAGGGCATGGTGGATGGACAATGCAATATCTGAAATTGGGATACTGTGATATCTTTGGATCTGATGATATATCAATTGCACCCATTGAACGTATTACTTCTTGCGATAAAGCGTTATGCAGCACTGTGTGTAATGGCAAGCTAGATACTCATGATGCACTAATCATTATAAACAGTAATCTTTATGATTCAGAATGTAAATCGATGGCTTTGGACATATTGTCAGCAGAAGGTAAATTGCCCTACTATGTAAGTATATTTTTACCGCTGGAAGATTCTCAAGTTCAGAGTTACATCCTGTCCAACTCAGACATGTTTGATGATATCTATTGGTATTCAAATAGTAAGATAAATAAATCGTTTCGCGAACGATTGCTTACTACTCATTCTGATCGTGCCAAGAGCTTTAGTGAATTTAGTGAATTAGTAAATATACTAGAGAAATATACATCTTTGGACAAACTGAGAGATGAATTAGGCAAGTTATCCACTCCATTCGAAGGACCATTTGGTATCATCGATAGCATTACTGATAATATAATAGTATATAATAGTAATAGTAAACCAATATCAATCAAGTATACTTCAGACAATAGAAAGAAATCCATAATGTTCAAGCGAGAAGATCTCAGAAAAGATGCATACATTCTAGCATTAACTAATATTATTTATTATCTCTGTGAAGATCTGTTTGTTGATGCATTAGAAGGCAATTACTTGAAGAGCGATTATTCAATAACTTCTTATGGAACTAGTCCTAACAAGGATATATTCTCAGTGACTCCCAATTCACTGCCAAATTATATTCCTTTTGCGAGAGATGATGATTACATGTCAGAAGGTGGAAGTAGTAGTTTTGGTGGTGACAGACAAAAGAAGTTTTTGGTTAGCTACAAAGTCATACCTGTTACTAATGAAGCTGGTTTTATTGAGTTTGTAGGTGGAGCCAAGACTATTACTGACATTAAGAAACATCATGGTACTCTGAATAGTTACTTATTCTCAACTGATAGTGATAACAAGGCTAGTCAGACTCGATCAGCATTTGCAGCAAGTGCTTCATTTTGGACAGTTATTACACATGTACTAGGCATTTGTGACAGACACAATGAGAACATTATGGTTAGGAGCGATGGTCTATTGTTCCACATTGACTATGGTCATCTCATGAAAGATGAATTGCTAATGGGATCAATGCGCATTGATAATATTATCATAGAAGGAATAGGAGGTAAAGCATTGTTCCAATCGTTCAAAGAGAGATGTACTGCCTTGTTCATCAGAATCAGACAACACTTTAACTTGATAGCCAGTTGTATAATCAGAATGACACATCTCACTCCTCCAATCAGTGATGAAGTATTCAGTGAAGAGAGGATAACTTCATTCATCAATAGAAGATTTATGATAGGCATGAGTGAGAGAGATGCAGCTGCAAAGTTTCAACAATTGCTTGATTCTAGCAAAACATCTTATTCATCACTGATTAATGATACATTCCACAGCATATCAAAAGAGACTATTGGTGGAACTGGTACTGTATTGGGACTATTCAGTAATTTCCTCAACAGATGAAGTGGGTCTAAGATCTGCCAAGTTGGTAGATAAATGGATGAAACAAGCGTGAATACTCGTATAGATCAGCTAATTACTAGCATGAATATGTTACTTGGCCAGAAGGATGAGAGAGTATCGTTTGTAACATCTCCCACTTCTCTGATAACACACTTGAATAAGCTAAAGTCCATGGTAGAAATGGTGAGTATCAAAGATGAGATAGTAAGCCAGATAAACTTTTTAATAGTAAATCATCAGAAGAAGAAGCAAGAAAAGGGCGATTCAAGAAGTGGACTTGCTGATGACCAAATGTTGCATACTGTGATAAAAGGTGATCCAGGTACTGGTAAGACTACTGTTGCAAGGATATTAGCTGGCATTTGGTCATCGCTTGGTCTAATCAAGAAGAAGAAGCCAGGTACCAAGAAAAAGGTTGTGGGTAACAATATAAAGTTTGACTCGATAAAGAGTAAGATTGAGAAATTAGGCAGTCACATCTTTGACCTAAGAAAGAATGTAATATCTGTGAAACGAGAAATTAATGGTGAAGGCAGAAAAGAAAAGGTAAACGAATTCTTGGGAGGTTCATTAGGTAAGATGATAATTGCTAACGAATTAATGAGTAAATTATTGTATGAAGTAGACATTGAACACAATGAGGAAATTGCTACTGTTGAAGATGAACCTATATTTGTGGTAGCAAAGCGAGCTGACTTGGTTGGTAAATATCAAGGTAATACTGCCATCATGACAACCAAGATACTCGAGTCAGCACTAGGTGGTGTATTGTTCATTGATGAAGCATATAGTCTCATAAATTCAGAGAGAGATAGCTATGGTGAAGAATGTCTGAATGTAATAAATGAATACATGAGTTTGCATTCTGGTGAGATTATTGTTATATTTGCTGGCTACAAGGATAAGTTGGAAAAGACTGTATTCGAGTCACAGCCTGGTCTAGCAAGAAGATTTAATTATACATTTAACATTGATAGATATACTCCTATGGGCTTGACCAAGATATTGAGACTAGAGTTGAAAAAGTCGAATTGGCTGTTAGATTCAACCGATCAAGAGATATGCAAGTTAATAAGTGGATATAAGAATCTGTTGGAAGAATCAGGTGGTTTTGCAGAGAAACTGGCATTACAGTGCAAAGTAATATTTGGTAATGCAATGGCAGTAAAGTTGATGGAAGATGAAAAGTACATTGTGTCGAATGCAATAGATCGAGCGACAGTGGCACAAGCGTTAGAACTTATGGACAGAAAGAATCCAGAACCTGTAGATGATAGACCACATGGCATGTACATGTAATGATATACCTACCGTAAGGAAGGTATATTGGTAGATGGAATTAATGTTGATAGATATACCTACCGTAAGGAAGGTATATACTTTTCTAATCATGATTGAGAGACAGTTTTGTCGGTTTCCTAACTCTAAGAAATGTAAGAATCTGTATGTTTCTAAGGATTGGAATTGGGCTGGTAGGATCAGAAATGTTAATGTTGATAGATATACCTATATTAGTTATATACTTTTCTAACATGACTGAAAGATCGATATTCTTGGGTTCTCCAACTTATAGAAACATCAAGATCCTTACATTTCTTAGAGTTGGTACCACGATGGATAACCTTGGAATTATCAATGTTGATGAATATACCTATATTAGTTATATACTTTGTTATCACGACTGAAATAGAACATTCTTGGGTTCTTTAGCTCTAAGAAATGTAAGGATCTGTATGTTTCTATAGACTGGGATTGGACTGATAGAGCCAGAATATCAATGTTGATGAATATACCTATATTAGTTATATACTTTTCTAATCATGATTTTGATGTTCTGTTACCTGGATTTCCAATCCTTAGAAATGTACCGATAGGCATGTTGATATGCCTCACGGTAATGATTGGAATCAGGATAATTAGGATCAGAATATCAGTGTTGAAATATACCTATGTTAATTATATACTTTGTCATCACGATCGAAAGAAGACTCACTGTCGATCTATCAACTCTAAGAAATGTAAGACTCTTGATATGCCTCACGGTAATGATTGGAATCAGGATAATTAGAGTGAGAAATATCAATGTTGAGATATACCTATATTAGTTATATACATTCTAATTATGGACAAAAGAGACCGTTCTATCGATCTATTAACTCTAAGAAATGTAAGGCTCTGCATGTTTCCAAGGATTAGAATTGGACTGATAGGGTCAGAAATGTTGATGTTGAAACATACCTATATTAATTATATACATTGTCATTATGACTGAGGGACGATTACTTTGTCGGTTTCCTGACTTATAGAAATGTAAGGTTCTGTATGTTTCTATAGCTTGGAGTTAAACCGATGGAATCAGAACATTGATGTCGAAATATACCTATATTAGTTGTATACTTTGTCATCATGATTGAAAGAAGGCATTCCATCGATTTCTAACCCTTACCATAAGATATATCAAGAATCTAACATTTCTAAGGTTTGGAACTGTGATGAATAACCTTGGGACTATCAATGTTGAAATATACCTATATTAGTTATATATTTTCGAATCATGATAGAAAGGGAGCATTTTGCCAGTTTACCAACTCTTAGAAATGTAAAACTCTATATGTTTCTAGGAGCTAGAGAACCCAGCAGAATGGACCACAAAGTCATGATTAGAAAATGCATATAATATGCATTTATGACATTGATATTCTGACTCTGTTTATCTCTATTCCAATCCTTAGAAACATCAACATGCCTATCGGTACATTTCTTAAAGTTGGAGAACTCAAGAATATCTGTCTCTCTATCATGATGACAAAGTATATAATTAATATAGATATATTTCAACATTGATATCATGACTCCAGTTTGTCCGATTCTCCAACTCTAAGAAATGTACCGATAGGCATGTTAATGTTTCTATAAGTTGATAGATCGATAGAACGGTCTCTTTTGTCCATAATTAGAAAGTATATAACTAACATAGGTATATTTATCAACATTAATATTCTGACTCTAGTTCGTTCGATTCTCTATCCTTAGAAATGTAAGTCTCCATAAGTTAGGAAACCGACAAAGTAACCATCTTTCAGTCATGATGACAAAGTATATAACTAATATAGGTATATTTATAACATTGATATTCTGACTCTAATTATCCTGATTCCAATCATTACCGTGAGGCATATCAAGAGACTTACATTTCCTAGAGTTGATAGACTGACGAATAGACATCTCTAACTCCAACATTCTCTGAATAAGCTATTCTATATGCTTCTCAGGGTCATGATTACAATTCAACAAATTCAATGTCATGATTGTATATAATAAATATGGACATTTCTGCTGAATTAAGGAACATCTTTATTGAGCCAAGAGAAGCATATACTATTATATTGAAAAATCGATGTTTTAAATTCTGACGAATGGGCTGACATATTGTCCGGACTGTCATTGAATGTCAATAAAGCCCGATTTGGCAGTTTTGTATTTATCTACTTTGAACTTTAAATTGTATCCATAATTGGTAAATGCAAAATGGACAAAAACACGTGAAAACACGCGAAACAGTGAGTCGTGAGTAGTAGTGAGTAGTAAGTCATTGGATTGTTCAATGTCATTCAGTGTATGTAATTAAAGAAGTTACTCTTGGTAGAATCATCAGTATTATATTACTTTTGTCAGAGTTATACCTTGTGATTATTAATTCTGTTCTCTCGGTCCATAAATATAGAGAAATTCTGCCATCAAGAATTAGAGATAAAGATCAAGAGATTAGAATTAACATTTTATGCTTGCTTTGTAGCTTATTCAGAGAGATAATATTGGAGTTAGAGATGTCTATTCGCCAGTCTACCAACTTATAGAAATGTTAGACTCTGTATGTTTCTTAGAGCTAGAGATTCGAACGAACTAGGATCAGAATATTCATGTTGAGATATATCTATATTAATTATATACTTTGCCATCATGATAGAAAGAGGTCATTCTATCGATTTACCAACTCTTAGAAATGTAAGACTCTTGATATGCCTCACGGTAATGATTGGAATCAGGATAATTAGAGTCAGAACATTGATGTCAAAATATATCTATATTAGTTATATGCTTTCTAATTATGACTGAAAGAGAACATTCTATCTGTCTACCAACTCTTAGAAACATCAACATGCCTATCGGTACATTTCTTAGAATTGGAGAACCGATCGATATGGAGTTAGAATATCAATGTCATGAATATATCTATATTAGTTATATATTTTGTCATAATGATAGAAAGAGGACATTCTACCGATCTACCAGCCCTAAGAAATGTAAGACTCTGTATGTTTCTATAAACTGAAGAACCAGTAGAATGCTCTCTTTCTGTCGTAGTTAGAAAGTATATACATATCATGATGCATATTAAACTCTTGATGTTTTCAAGGATTGCTAACTCAATGAACTAACCCATCATGATTCATTAATGAATAGTATATAACTAATATGGGTATGTTTCAACATCAATGTTCTGCATCCTAGTTCCAGCTTATAGAAACATTGAGAGTCTTACATTTTCATAGGTTGGAGAGCCCAAGAATATCTACCTTTCAATCATAGTTAGAAAGTATATAACTAATATAGGTATATTCATGACATTGATATTCTGAGTCTATTCATCCTGACTTCAGCTCCTAGAAATATACAGAGTCTTACATTTCTAAAGACTGACAGATCGACAGAATGTCCTCTTTCAGTCGTGATGACAAAATATATAGTTAATATAGATATATTCATGACAGCGATGTTCTATGTCTAATTAGATCGATTCTCTATCCTTACCGTGAGGCATATCAAGAGTCTTACATTTCTTAGAGTTGATAGATCGATAGAATGTTCTCTCTCTCTATCATTATCACAAAGTATATAACTAGTATAGGTATATTTCAACATTGATATTCTGAATCTAGTTAGATCGATTCCCTATCCTTGGAAACATACAAAGTCTTACATTTCTTAGAGTTGATAGATCGATAGAATAGTCTCCTTGATTGCAAGTGCAAAGCATATATCCACGTTCTAAAGTTAGATTCTCTGTTATCATGATAGAAACACAGGATTCCACATGCCTTATAATGGAATCAGAAATAGATGCTATTCGCTAATGAATCATGATAGGTTAAATTATTGAGCTATCGATCCTTGTTGTAAGATCAGGATATCAATGTTATAGTATACTTTCTAACCATGACAGAAAGAGACTGTCAGGTCGATCCATCAACTCTAAGAAATATACAGAGTCTTACATTTCTAAGGATTGGAAATCGATCGAACTAGAATCAGAATATCAATGTCATAAATATACCTATATTAGTTATATACTTTCCAATCATGATTGAAAGATGGATATTTTAGGTTCTCCAGCTTATAGAAACATACAGAGTCTAACATTTCTTAGAGTTGGGAATCGATCGAACTAGAATCAGAATATCAATGTCATAAATATACCTATATTAGTTATATACTTTCCAATCATGATTGAAAGATAAGCTTGAGTTCTCCAGCTTATAGAAACATACAGAGTCTAACATTTCTAAGAATTGGAAATCGATCGAATTAGAATCATGATATCAATGTTGAGATATACCTATATTAGTTATATACTTTCTAACTATGATCGAAAAGGAACATTCTGTCAGGTCAACAACCAATCCTTAGAAATGTACCGATAGGCATGTTGATATTTCTATAAGTTGAGATTAGGATGGATACTCGTAGCTATATTAATGTAATAAATATACCTATATTAGTTATATACTTTTCAACTATGACTGAAGGAGGCTGTCAGGTCGATCTAGCAACTCATAGAAATGTTAGACTCTTGATGTTTCTATGAGTTGAGATCAGGATGGATGGTCACAGAATATCAATGTCATAAATATACCTATATTAGTTATATACTTTCATTAATGTCCAAAAGAGAACATTCTATCGGGTTAACTAATCCTTAGAAATGTAAGACTCTTGATGTTTCTTACAGTTGAGGAATCGAACCAAATAGAATCATGACATTAATGTTGAAATATATCTATATTAGTTATATACTTTTCAACTATGACTAAACGAGGACTCTCTATCGTCCTACCAACTCATAGAAACATCAAGAGTCTAACATTTCTAAGGATTGGACAGACCGACAAATCCAACCTCAGAACATGAATGTCATGAAATATATAGTAAATATGGACACACCTACATGGTCAGAATAGAGATGTATAGATGCATGCTATTATATAGTAAAATCACCAGTTCCAATTCTTGGGAAACCGTCCTGACAATGTGTCAAACTGCTGTCTGAACGACAGTAAAGGTCGATTTGGCCATTTCAATAAATGTCATTTTAGCTACAATTACGTACCTATTATTGGTAAATAAAAATAACCAGAAACACGTGAAAACACTCGAAACAGTGAGTCACGTACAGTAAGTCACGAGAGTTTACGAGCGCGTTTCAATGTCATTCAAGCGTTGCATTTAAGAAATAACATTTACAGTCATTATCAATGTTATATTGCTTTTTCGATAATGATAAATATATGTGGATTTCTTGGGATCCCTAACTCTAAGAAACATCAAGAGTCTTACATTTCTTAGAGTTAGAGAACCGATCGATATGGATTCAGAAAAGTAATGTCAAGAAACATCATAATAATATGCATATTTCAACATCATGACTCCAATGTTGATTTCTTGGGATCTCTAACCCTAAGAAACATCAACATGCCTATCGGTACATTTCTTAGGGTTGGAGAACCGACCAGATAGGCATTAATTGGTCACTATCAATAATATGCATACTAATATGCATATTTCACCACTGTGATTCTGGAATCGAATATATCCATTTCTCAACCTATAGAAATGTTATAATCCCTACATTTCTTAGAGTTAGAGAACCGATCGATATGGACACATATTTGTCACTGTCAATAATATACATTACTAACAATGTATATTTCATAACATTACTTTTCTGACTCTATATCGATCCTTTCCTGACCTTACGGTTATAGAAACATCAACATGCCTATCGGTACATTTTCTAAGGTTAGAGAACCGATCGATTAGAATACATTCATAATCACGATCTCTGTAATATACCTAATGTAGGCATATTTATTCTGTTATCTTTCTACTCTCTACTCCCTTTTCAACCAGTCCATCTAGATATCTCACAAATCCACTATCTTCAGGAAATATAGCAGTAATGGTATCATCGTTGCTGTGTTGAACAAGCAGTTCGTAATGTCCATAATTCTTTCCATCTCTATATAATGATAGTATAACAATCACACTCAATCCCTTCTTTTCATTCACAGTGTGATACATGTCGATTTCTCCCTTATCGTTGATTCTCACTACATATATAGAATAATTATATACTTTTGCAATTAACAGGTATACTTCATCGCCAGTATATCTATTCGACAATAATAGATCCTTCAAGCCTTTCATAGAGTAATCAATGGAATTATCTTCTTCTGAAATAAAGTCCTTGTAAGAATCTCCACCTATAGATTCCCAATAAGTCTTACCATCCTTTGGATTAATTTCAGTCAACTTGTTTGCCAAATGTATTCTCAATGATAATGCCATCTTCATTCTTTCACGAGTATCCTTTACTTCTATATACTTTGGTGCTGCAGCTTTGAGAAAACTATGAAAGAAGCAGGATCCATCGCCTATCGTAGCAACTCGATACACTCCCTTTATATTAGTTGGCATCAAAGTATCATCTGGTGCTGCCCTTGGATCAATGTGTCTCGTCTTGTGATCAATGTAGTTTACAGGAATGTTGCCCATTTAACTTTTTTGTTGCAAGATTTGTCTTTAGTTACCTTGCGTTATCTTCGACCTGTCTCCTTCTCAAACAAGACGTCCAACTCTCGAATAAACGGATCATCATGAGCAAATATCGTTCTTACCTGATCGCCTTCTCTTTTTCCAACAAGTTCATAATGACCATGATTTTCCTCATTGTATTGTGCTCGTATAACAATGATGGGTGCTTCTGTTATCGATACAAACTCACCAGAACCTATTATGGTAGTCAGATAGGTTCTTGTATATGGAGTAACATCTCCGTTCTTGTTTACCTTGATGATATACAATCTCTTGCCAAACATGTCAGTAACTAATGGATATATTTCATCACCAGTATATCTCGATGATTTTAGCAACTTGCTCAGCTCTTCTAGCGAGTAACTCTCATCGAATTCAGCAAACTTTGCATATCCGCCTCCTCCTACTGACTGCCAATAAGTCAGCTCTGGATATTTTGGATTCTTCCAGCTCAGGCGATTAGCTAACTGTTCTCTAAAATCTACTACCATTTGTAATCGTCGTTTCGAACTCTTTTCTTGCAAGTATCTCTTGTCAAGTGTCTTCAACAATGAATGAAAGAAGCAAGAACCATCACCTATAGTAGTAATGATATTAATATCTTTCATTCTAGTTGGAACTAGAACATCATCATTGGCTGCCATTTCATCAAAGTACTCTTCTGACTCGTCCCGGTAATCTACTTCATTATCATCACTGCCTTCGTAATATTCATCCTGTTCAAGTTTTATCTCCTCCAGCTTTTCACCGGTCTTGTCAACATATTCATAATAACCATACGAGTACAATGATGAGTAGATTCTTGCATTTCTCGATAAGAATAAGTCCTTATCTGCTCGCTCCATTTGTCTTAGCACAATACCATGTCTCTCTAATTTCATTGTTAACTTGTCTAGATATACTACATATTCACGCTGCTTTCCTACAATTGTGCCTGGCAGAATAAAGTCAACATCTCTTCCATAGGTGCCACCAGGATATACAGTAATTTCACATTGTCCTAACACCAAAGTCATGTCTCGTGATCTTTTGCCAAAGACAGGATCGATTGTCTGCAGCAATGTATCACCATCTATACTCAAGAATATAACCTTTCCTCCTACTTTGAGATTGCTAACAATAGTATATATCAATGCATCCAACAATGATTCATCCTTCCAAAAGAAGGACAGAGATAGCATTAATGATATAGCATCTGCTTTTCCGATTTTCATCATCTGTTCGCCAATAATCTTGTAATCTTGTCCTCTTGCTCCCAGAGTTGTTACATTCTTGGAAATGTCTTTTCCAGTTGTTTGTAGTCTCTTTTCAAGTTTTATCATGTTCTCTCTGTTTGGTTCAACGGCCAATATCTTTGCATCCTTTGGCCACTTGTTGATATCTCCACCATAACCACTTCCAATATCGAGTAATGTTCTGACATTGCCCAGGCTGTTGAATAGTTCACTCTTAATTCTATTGTGATACTTGAATGCTGCTGTTACACTTATTCCTTTCATGTCATCACTGGTTATAGGATTGTGAATGTCTTCCCAGTTATCCAATGCAATAGCCAGACGATTAGGTCTACTCTTGTCGTGTCTAATTCTAATTGGAACAAGCTTTCCATTCAACCAAGCATATTCTACTATTGTTTCATTGGGAACAATCATCGTCAGCTCATTGCGATGATCTATCATGTCATTAGTCAGTGGAGTGTAGGCACTTCCCTTGAATTGTACCAACTTGCCCTTTTCTGATGAGAACAAAAGGATAACACCACTTTTACCATGTTGAATCGAAAAATCAATAGTAATCTTCTCTACTGGCTTCCATTTCACAATATCAGGCATGACAGACAATGATCTCTTTCTTTCATTCTCATTCCTAGGATTATATATAGTACCAATAGGAGTAAACATGAGGCCATCTTCTTCATAGGGAAGAGAATCAGAAGAATCGAGGTACCTGGCACTTAACTGGTAAAAATCCTCTGGTGATCGTATAACATTAAATGGCTTGAGGAACACTGAAATATCTATATTATCATAGATGACAGGAGCAGCAGACAATACATCTTTAATGTGGTTTGTCCTATAAATGTAATCCTTGTATTGCACTGCCTTCTTTCCTTTCATTGCAATGGTATCAAAAGCATAGTAATAGTACTTTTCCTTCCTTTCTTTGGGTTCAGCCTTTTTGTATTTTACCAACTCACCATCAAAGATAGTACCTGACATGTCAGAATAATAGTCAGAATGTTCGCCAGGCAAAGACACTAGATTAAACTCATCATCAGGATAGACTAACCATAGACCACTTTCATGAATGACAAGTAACTTTCGAAGTCCATCAGCCTTGTGAGCAATTGCATAGTCTGTTCCTTCAGCTTTGATTTCCTTCTCCGTTGTTTTATCTCTCTTTGCCATATAATAATCAGGCAACTTGTCATTACCAACTATTCCGCCATAGACCATATCCTTCCACTTGAGATTTCTTGCATTCACCAATGATATATAATTCTCCTTCTTTCTGTCAGAAATCAAGATGTTCTTCATAGATTCGAGCAATGTCTCTTTTTGTGAAACAGTATATAACAAACTGGATCCATACACACGAAGATATACATTCTTAACTTCCTCATTGAATTGTCCCAATGCGTCCTGATACTGCTCTTGTTCACTGGTAGGATTGTATTCAATCTCGATTTCATATACAACATCCATTTCTTTGAATTCCTTGGTTACCTCAGTAAGCTCGATCTTCATGTGATCAACAAGATATGTATATCTATGTCTGTTTCTGGTATATGGTTTGGCAAGTCTCTTTGGTGCTTCATCAAGTGTCTCTTCAGTACTAATACTAGTTCTAATATTGTAATCTCTGTCGTTGTAGTTCTTGATTCTAGTCTTTCTCTCCCAAACAGTAGGATCCATCATTGTATTGATACTTCTAATACCACCATTGAATGTAGTGATGCTAGAAGTAGTAATGATAGGAGTGGCTATAGAATTAAGATAGGTACGTAATCTGTCATAATAAGCATACTTGACTCCAGAGACAAATCCATTAGCATCAAAAGTACCAAATCGTACTTCCAATTCTATGTTTCCGCTACCTGTCCCAACTCTTGCAAGATCTCTCTTTATCTCTTGAATGTTGGAGAGCATGTTCAAGCAGTTTAATATACCTGGACTTTTCATTCATTACTTGAAAAGTAATGTTTCACAAGCTATCTCTGCTGGTCGACAAATCACTAACAATACTCCTGTGTGATATTTCTGATATAATGAGATTTTGCAGATTCTTATGCTTGTTAGCTGCATCTAGATATTGTAATATAGATTTTAATTCAGTAATAGTTTTACCTGGCAAATTAACTGCTGACACCAATTCTTCTTCATAATTAGGAGTAACCAAAGTTGCATTTATCGGTACAGTTACTCTTGGTTTTTCAATCTGTATGTCAGACATTTTGTTATAAATGTCAATGAGTCTCGTTATATCGATCAATGGAGTTTTATCACGCAAAATATTCTTAATATAGTAGCGCAATTCATCAACCGGATTCTCTTCTTCTTTTGTATCATCTGTAATATTGATAGTTCCATTGTGATTGATAATTAGACTTAACACTTCTTCTTTTGGTAATAATGCTGTCCTCTCATTGTTAACGCTCTCAATAAAGTCATTGAGATAGTCAATATTAATATCACCAGTAGATATAGAACTTGATAGATAGCTAATTAACCTTTGTTGTGATGTCATTAATGCTGACAATGACTTGCCTAGACTCATGCCAGTTACTCTAGTTCTGAATTTCTCCTCATTGGTATAGCAAAAGATGAATGCTTCTGACAATGTAGAGATAAGACCTTGATGATAGTCATTAATGGTATTCTTGGCTGACGAGCTATTAGTTGTAATAGATTCTTTACACGAATAGACAACAGCTCTAGATAGTTCAGAATCTCCCTTTTCATTGAAAAGTCCATTTATTATAGTATATCCAGTTGTTACCTGAATATTGTTACCCCCAACAAGCAATGACCATATTCGAATGTAGGTATTCAAGTTACTGCTATCTGACACATAGGGATTATTGAATGCATCTTTGAATATCTTTTCATAGGCTGACTTTGCAGGATAGTACATTATGATAGCTCCTCCTTCATTGGCCAAATCTTTACTAGTACAAAGTCTCGATTGATCGTCTATCGTGTTGTACAGCAGTATTTTGTCAGACAAGTATATACCTACGCCATTATATTTGGTTGGATGTATTATATTAATTAGGTTGGACACTGGATCTTTTAGTTTTACTTCTACTATACCACAGTTTGTGCCTAATATACCTCCTCCTTGCATTTTGATTCATGTTGGTATTCTTTTAGCTATCTGCTTGGAATGTGGTATAAAGAAATTGCTCACTACAATTTCTTTGGACACATTCCAATGAATGTGGGTGGTATAAAGAAATTGCTCACTACAATTTCTTTGGACACATTCCAATGAATGTGGTATAAAGAATTACTCCAATTAGTGAAAACGATATGTCAACAATACAAGTGTCGGAGGAGGATAGATTCAAGAATAACTTGCTAGCATTGTGCGAGTTGATACAATCACAACTTGTGCCTGTTAATGAGAAGATTCAACAGATTAACCTCAGCGGAAAAGGCAAAAAGATTGAACAAGTTAATGCCTTGACTGTCAATGGTGCCTATGTTGGAGTTGAGCTTATGCAAGGATCTACATTGGTGGAAGGATTTATTGAGCGAAGCTATTCATCGGCAGACAAGCTCAGAGAGAAGGGAATTAAAGTTCCTGATACACTTTGGTACTATATTAAAGATAGAGATGAAAACTTTTTTGCTGAACATGCAGATGGCTTATTCGGAGGAACTGGCTTGTTCAAAAGTTTATTCAAGGCTAGAGATGTTAATGGACAATCCTTGTTGAGTGATGAGATAAAAGACCAGATCTGGACTATTCTTCGCAGCTTGATTCTTATTTCTGTAAAATATGTCAATAGAGTGCGCAAGACAGACAATGGATTTATGAAGTTTGTGAATGTTGAACAATGTATAAGGGATTGGAACATCAAGAATATTTAACCCTTATAACTTGTGATTGTATTTATTTGTGTGTTACAAATAACTGGTATGAATATATGGGCAATGATATTGCTGGTTGGAGCAATATTCTTGGGACTTATTGCAACAGTAGCAATATTAATAGCTTTCTGGGTGAATAACTCACAACAAGAAGCATTGCCATTATGCGCTGCTATTGAAGTGCCAAGAACTGTACCCGTTACTATACCAGATAATGCTAAACCTTGCTTGGATGGAATATCTTACTATATTGGAACTAACAATAAGAGTTATGATTTTACTGTGAGTCCCTATCTAACTCCACCTAGTTTGGTTTGTCTAGGTGTAACTAGTGAAACATGTATTAATCTAACTACAAGTAGCAAGTGTGAAGGCCCTGTTGCATTAGCAAGTAAAGGAAATACATTATATTACGCTAGGAATGTTGGTAATTGTATATAACTTGTCTTCATGTTGTAGGAACGCATCGATAGGAATAATGATATGGAAATATACATAAGATATGTATATAATTTTGATAATGATTCTGAAGAACCTATTCTATTGGTCTTACAACCTTAAGAAATGTAAGTATCAGTATGTTTCTAAGGATTAGAAAGAGAGAATTGGACCTAGAAATAATAATATGGAAATATGCATAAGTTATGTATATAATGTTGATAATGACTCTGAGGAACCTATTCTGTCTATCTACCAATTCTAATGTAAGTATCAGTATGTTTCTAAGGATTAGAAAGAGAGAATTGGACCTAGAAATAATAATATGGAAATATATATAAGATATGTATATAATGTTAATAATGACTCTGAAGAACCTATTCTATTGGTCTCTCACCTTACGGTCATAGAAAATGTAAGTCTCTTAATGTTTCTATAGGTCAGAGAACGGACATGGAAATATCAATATGGAAATATACATGCTATTATATGTACTTTGTAATGATTCTATGTAGGCATTCTATCTGTCTCTCATAGAAAATGTAAGTCTCTTGATATTTCTATAATATGAGAGACTAACAACTTGACACAGAAATGGTAATATCAAAATATACATAGCTTATGCATATAATGTTGATAATGACTCTGAAGAACACATTCTGTTGATCTTCCATACTATAGAAAATGTAAATCTCTTGATATTTCTATAAGTTAGAAAAGGAGAAACAGACCTAAAAATAACAGCAATGAAATATACCTATATTAGTTATATACTTTCTGATGACAACTAATTATGACCATTTGGTCGGCTCTCTAACCTATAGAAATGTAAGACTCTTGATGTTTCTATAGGTTAGAGAACGATAGAAATGGGCCTAGAAATAACAGCAATGAAATATACCTATATTAGTTACATACTTTCCAATGATGGCTAAATGTCAATCTCAATAAATATACCTATATTAGTTATATACTTTCTAATTGTCTCAAAACATCACTACTCAGTAAATGTCTGTCTAACTTTTGGTTGTCCTTGTGCTGCCTGTTTTGCACCTCCTATCATACCACCTAATAATGGCATTACATTTCCAAGCAAGCCACCAAAGTCAAGCCCTTTCGCTCCAGGTATAACATCTTCTATTTCTGTTGGTTGACCTGTACTCGTTGATTCAGAGAATCCAAGCTGTGTTACTAATGCATCCATCAATACAGTAGAATTCTGTTCTCCCAAGTATTTTGATGCATACTTTATCACAACAAACGATATAATGTTAAATACACACATTAACATGATGGTACCTTCAGGCGACCATTCTGTTTCTGTGCCTTCTGCAATTCTCTTTTGCTTATCTCTGTATTTGGTTTCGCCCAAACGTCTCAACAGTTTGTCGTATCTTCCAAAAGACTTTATCTGCTTCTCCAAGAAACCATCTAATCCTAGATCGAATTTTAATCCAGCAGCAGCTACTAAGATCCAGAAGAAGAGTATATAATACTTGTAATTACTAACATAACCTTCAACTTCCTCAGAAGCAATTTCTTCTTCATTATATCTCTCAATATCCTTTACAAAAATGTTATATTGGAGATGTATAGTTCTGAGTGAAGTATGTTCAGTAATCTCTGGTATGCTATAACCCTTGTGCTCATTCTTGATTCTACCAAACTTGACAATAAAATCAGCTCTAGCAATATCCCTCTGATCTTGTGACATTAAATCATAATTGGGTATTGATCCTTCTGCCATTGCAATCTCTTCCATAAAAGGATTAGTCTCTTCAAACTTGATAATTTTGGTATATTCTATCTCTTTCGGCTGGTTCTTTACAAGATCTATTGAATCTCTCCTTACATTCAAGTCAAGCGATTCCCTTCTTACATTCAAGTCTGGCGTTGCAGGTCTTTCTACTTCTCCAAATGGATTGTTATTCTGTTTTGATAGATAATAGATATCAACAAATGGATTATTTAGTGATGTCTCATCAACAAATGGATTGACAATTTGTATTCCATCAAAAGGATTTCTTTCTACTATATTCTTATTAAATGGATTTGAGATCATAATTTCATTGAATAGAGTGCTTTCCTCTTCTGCCAAATTAACTTTTTCTGAATAACCTCCCGTTTCTGCAGTATTGATTATTGCTTGCGTGACACTAACTGGTTCTGTTGTCTCAGGTGGCATTACAAAGACAGGACTAGTAAGCTCCTCTCCATATAGTTCCTCTTTGCTTGTATTAGAGGGAATATCAATCTTCAACTCTTTTAGCGGTTTCTTTCTACCTCTTCTAAAGTTGGATCTGGCAAGAGATGCTGGTATTCCTGAATGTGATTGTAATGCATCTCCAATAGTTGATTGTGTATCAACAGTTGCCATATCTCTTTTTTAGTGCAGGTAACTTCTTAAGACTTGATTTGCAAGTATATTTTTATCACTCAACTTTTTGACTACAATTAAATGTCAGCATGTCTCCTTGCTTTGGCTCCAAAGAGCAGTGATAAAATTGAACCTATTCACTTGAATGAACAAGAAAGTGGATTCTTTGATACTACAGTGGAAGAAGTTGAATGTCTCAAGACTGAGAGCGTGAAGGAAGAAGGACTTCCTTGTGCTAAGGAAGAAGGACTTCCTTGTGCTAAGGAAGAAGGACTTCCTTGTGCTAAGGAAGAAGGACTTCTTTGCGTGAAAGAAGAGGTGGTATCATGCACTGAAACAGAAGATGGACTTCTTTGTGCTAAGGAAGAAGTTGTTACCTGTGAAGAGGTAGAAGCTTGTCAAGACAATGAGGTCTGCCAAGAAGAGGAATGTTGTGAAGAAAAAGAACTCTGTCAAGAGGAGGAAGAATGCTGCGTCAAGCCAGTTAGTAAATGGGCATTATTGTGGGCAGCAGTTCTCTGGTTTGTAATCTTCTCTGTTATATTCTGGCTATTGCTCTATTCATTGAAGCCTTATTTTGTTCTTAATCCTGAGACTAATCAAGTTGATGCAGCTTTAGTACTTGGATATGCAGTATTATTTGCTCTTATCTTGCTGTTCATTATTTGGATTATCAAGCTTGCCATTTCCTATTTCTCCAACAAGATATATTGTTAATAGAATATGGAGAAGGACATAATTCTCAAGATGGAAATATACATATGCTATGTATATAATGATTCAGGTATAGATATTCCATAGGTTCTCGGACCTTACGGTTATAGAAAATGTAAGTCTCTTGATATTTCTATAACCGTAAGGTGAGAGAAACGATAGAACTGGACCTAGAAATGGCAATATCGAAATATGCATAGCTTATGTATATAATGTTAATAATGACTCTGAAGAACCTATTCTGTTGATCTCTCATATTATAGAAAATGTAAGTCTCTTGATATTTCTATAACCGTAAGATCAGAGAACGATAGAATTGGATCTAGAAATAACAAGATCAAAATATACATAGCTCATATATACTTCTTTGTAATGACACAAATATGAACATTCCATAGGTTCTCGGACCTTACGGTTATAGAAAATGTAAAGATCTTAATGTTTCTAAGGATTGGAACCGACAGAATTGGATCTAGAAATAATAAAATCAAAATATACATAGTATATGTATATAATGTCAGTAATGATCCAAATATAGGCATTCTATCTGTCTTCCATACTATAGAAAATGTAAAGACTCTAACATTTCTATAACCGTAAGATCAGAGAACGATAGAATTGGACCTAGAAATAACAAGATCAAAATATACATAGCTTATGTATATACTTTCAAGATATTTAGAAACGAGAACCTCCTTGACTAGAATAGAATTCACCGGCAGACATTTTGCTAGAACTCGAGGAACCTTGACTGCTTCTTCCAAGCTCGCTCTGCTCGTCCTCTTCGCCTTGGTCGTCTTGGTCGTCCTCTTCGCCTTGCTCGTCCTCTTCGTCTTGGTCGTCTTGGTAAAGATTCATCTCCTCCTCATATAAAATTCTATTTACACCTAATATACTAGCTCTCTCAATAAGTCTGCTAGCTGCCTTTCTCATTCTATTAACCTTTCTTTGCAATTTACTCATGTTCTTCCTAATCACTGCAGCTTCCTCATCAAGACGTTGTCTTTCTTCTCCGATTGCATTGTTACCCCTAAGATCATGATATTCCTTGCTCATTTCAACAACAACCTTTTGCAGTTCGTCAGCAGTCCTTTCAAGATTGTCAGACTTTTCAACTGCCAAGTCAGCTCTTTCCAATAGAACTCCAGCTTCTGATTTTCCTTCAGTGTTGGTAAGGAATATTTCATCCTCGCCAAATTCATCTTCGTCTTGTTCCTCCTCTTCCTCTTGTTCAAGCTCCTGTTCCAGTTCAAGCTCTTGTTCAAGCTCCTGTTCCAGTTCAAGCTCTTGTTCAAGCTCCTGTTCCAGTTCAAGCTCTTGTTCAAGCTCCTGTTCCAGTTCAAGCTCCTGTTCCAGTTCAAGCTCCTCCTGTTCCTCTTGTTCCAGTTCAAGCTCCTCCTGTTCCTCTTGTTCAAGCTCAAGTTCCTCTTCATCCCAATCAATGTCTTCGTCCTGGTAAATGTCATCCAATTCAAGTTCACCAAGTCCACGATCTAACATGCGAATGCGAAGTTCCTCCAAAGTATCTCTCTCTGCCTCACGATCAAGATCATCCAATCGTGTAAATACGGGCTTTCTAATCTCAAAGCTTTTGCGATCATAGAGAGAATCACGATCTTCCTTGGACTTGCTGGACAAGCTAGACCTTCCAGTTTCGGTTCCAAAACTGGTGGAACCGAAACTGGAAGAATTGCTAGATCTATAGCCACCGAAACTACCTTGAGGACTAAATCCGCTGGCATTATTACCAGTGAATTTACGATCAAAAATAGATCTACTTTGAGGACCAAAACTTCTGGTATTTCTGGGGAATCTACGACCAATGGGAGAAGGACTTGGTTCACCAAAAATCTCATTCTCATTATGAGAACTATATCCAGGGAAACTAGAATCAAAAGTAGATCCACTTTGAGGGCCGAAACTTTTGGTATCACTGGTTCTATATCCAGGGAAACTAGAATCAAAAGTAGATCCACTTTGAGGGCCGAAATTTCTACTTTCAAGGAAGCTACGATCAGGGACAATGGGAGAAATTCTTGAACCACCAAAAGAACCAAGAGGCTCCTGTTCATAATAAGAAGGCAACTTTACAACCTTGACACCAGTCGAAGTTCCAAACTGTACTTCATCACGATGCATAAATCTATTTGTTTCATCAGTAACTCCTTCGATAGTAGCCTTCTTTGTCGTTGCTCTAATGACCTTTTCGAACTCTTCATCCTCTGCCCCAGATTCCTCAAACTCTTCAGCAGTAATACTATTGTACTTTACAATCAAGTCAAGCAAGTCAAGATCAACACGTTCCAAATTACCAAGACCAATGAGTTTAACAGTAGTCAAGTCATCACGATCTGACAGCTTGGACAATCTAACTTGATCATAGTGGTTGTAATAGATGGTTGTCTTCTTGACCACAAAACATTCAACAAAGAGATCATCAAATCTAAATCTTGAACCACGAACTAATCCATTCACTCGCAAGTATTCTTCCAGAATATCACGAAGCATCTCTCGCGATGAGTAATTGTTGAACAAGTAATAATATCCATGATCGTCAGAAAACAAGGCGCAATTCTTGATAAACAATTTCAAGGCCTCTCCAAGATAACAAACTTGCGAGTCCATTTTGTAACCTACAATCTTTTTTCGTCGTAGATTTCATCAATATACATTTTTCAATGCATATTTCTTGTGTGTGTAATTAAGCCTTGTAGTTAACAGACTTGGAAATGTTTCCAAGGAACTCAGATTCCTTCTTTGATGTTTCCACAATGTAGTTAGTTCTGAGGAAGGCAATCTTGTCAGTCTCACCTCTTCCTTCAAGGTACTTGGCAACAGCCAAACAGTTTACAATCATAACATTCAAAGTACCGCGCTTAAACTTGAACCCGTCAAATTCAGGAGTAGTAGCCTCTCCATACCGTTGCACTTCCAAGGCTCTTTGGTAAGCAACGCGCTCAGCAGCATAATCCAAAGGAGAGGGATTGTTTCCTTCACCCTTATCAACAGCTTGAAGAACAAGTTTAACAGTTTCTTCACCAGAAGCATTAGTCTTTCTGGTAACCTTATCACCACGATCACCATCAGGTACAGTCGCGGGACCAACGATACCTTCAACGGTGGTAAAGATTTCTCTAAAAGGCGAATCTTCAGTAAGCACAATGTTACCCTTCTCAATAAGTCCATTAAAGTTCAAGTAAATGGACATCATAGAAGCAAGAGTCAAGCGAGAAGCAACCTTTTCACCTTCAGAAGGGAGATAACCAGGTTCAGCATCAGGATAGACAACAGCAGCATCACGAGCACCAGAATCAGTACCATTCAACAAGGGGAAGCTATCAATAATGCGAGAGTAGCCCTTGATAGCTCTATAAGCAACATCATAAATGGTAATTCTATTGGCCTTTTCTTCACTCTTCTTGGCAACCTTTTGTCTAGTTTCATCAGTCTTTTCGGCATTACCATCCTTGTTGAACCAGCCCAATTCCATACCACTATCACGACTCATGAATCTGTCAATCAAGACAGACAAGGCACCAAGAACAAAACCAGGAGCTTGCAAGCCAGCACCAGCAGTACCACTACGAGAACGAGCACTAAACTTCAAGGCATCCTTGGCTTCAGCAAAAGTCTTGGAAAAGAAGTACTTCCTGAGTCTAGCAAAGTCGTCTCTGGTGAGTACAAAGTCAGCAGTAACCTCAGTGCCAGGTTCACCATTTTCACCAGGGAACACAACAGTTTTGGAAGTTTGGAGAGCACCAAGTTGACTATTAGCAGCAAAGCGAGCATTGAGATCCATCATCATCTTGGTAGTTTCCTTCAAACTCTTAAAAGCATTGTTAACAGCTCTAGCCTTGGAAGTGGCATCAGGGTAAAGTTTCTTTTTGAGAGCATCAGTCTCCTTTTGAGAAAGTTCAGGGTTAGAAAGCTTGGCTCTAATCTTATCGTTGGTGATACTTTGAACAGCAGACAACATTGTGTGTGATTTGTATACTAAAGCGTGGTGTTTAGATCCTTTGATCAAACGCGGGGTTGGGGTCCTTGTGTACCTTACACAGTGGAGAAAGCTCACTTTGGTGTGCACCCAGGGACTTCAATCGGTGGAAAACCTAATGATTAGCATGAATAATCGACACTATGGGACTTAGAGTTCTTCTGGCAAATCGTTAGAATGCTCGAAATATCTAAAGCCATCGATTCGGTTTGTTAAATATGGATAACAATAGATTTGGAAAGAATCATCACCACTTGTACAATGAGATGCATAAATCTGAAGAAGGTGTGGATTCTGAGCATGTCAGTCCATTCAAGTCCACGTTCATCAAGACAGACTTGTATTACACAACACCAATCAAGATGAAATGCACTGCAGATGGAGATGGTTCGACCGTTTCATATAGTGTTGATCACACTCAAGATTACTTGGTTGATTCTGAACTTCGTGCAAATTTCCCATCAGCAGAAGTATTGCCTGAATATAGAGATACTCATCAGATCTGTTATCCTCATAACATGATGAATAATATTGTTAAAGTTGCCTATTTTGAAGCCAAAAAGATGAAGATTCAAACAATGGATACTGTTGGGTACGATTTCATGTCGCAATGGTACTCTGATAATAGTAAAAGTACTGTCACACAAGCAGAAATGGGTAATACTCCTGAATTGGAAGAGTGGAATACTGTGCTTCCAGCTAGAAAGTTGGCTGCATTTCAACCTTGGTTCTATACAGAAGATGTTAGCTTTGCTTGGCCAATCTATTATGGCAAACATTTTAGCAAAGCAACTCATCACTACGAGTTCAGGAGAAATGTGTTTGAACTATTAAGAATGAGAGTTAGAGATGGAGATAAGGTCAAGATTATTGTTGATCCAGAAGAAATCAAGAAATATGTCAAGATTAAGGGCAAAGATCAGATTTTGCCTGAACTCTGGGGTTGGTTTGCCAAGGCAGACAGAGAGAATCCTGACATGAATATGAGCTGCAACAAAGGACACAAATATCTTATTAGAGATATAGTAGCTTGTGATAGTACTCAAGTTGGAACTTATGGAAGCAATCTTATTGTGCCACTAAAGTCAAGTAGTCCATGTTTTGCTATCATGTGGGCTGCTGAGAATAGAAAGGCAACTGCATCAGGTTGCTTCAGCAATTATACTACTGACAAGGAAAATATTGATTCAGGCTTGAATCCTATTGATACAGTTGGTTTCTCGATTAGTCAAGCTGGCATTAAGATGAGTGGAATAGATGGACAGATATTTACTCGCAGTAGAGTAGGATTCACAAGCAACCCAACTGATGCAGGTCATCATGCTTACTTGTTCAGCTATTATAAGATGAATATTGATCCTTCTCCTGGTGTAGTATTCCAAGACGGTGACTACCTTGAGTGCAGATTGTACAATGGAGTAGATAATGGTGAGTATATTGAAGATGATGCAGAAAGTCTATTTACTGATGACATGTCAGTAGCAACTAAGGAGCAGATTGTAAAGGGAACAGATACTACCTTTAAGATTAGAGCTAGACTATTGGTATCAAAGATATTGAGAATCTTCTATGACGAACCGAGCAAGTTGTATGACTTTGAGCTCAAATAACTCGACAAGGGAAAGATATATAGCTAATGTAGCTATATTTCCGAGATGAAGATTTGGGGCTTACTCCATTCAATGAAAATTGTGGGAGGCAGAAAAATCTATAAACGGCAAATTTTTACTTACAAACAGGATGTCACAACATGCATTGAAAGTTGTAATAAAACATGGATATAGTTTTCGCAATGCCATACAAATTGCCAAGAGTGAGATTGTTGGAACTAACATATCATTACTGTTCAGTAAGGAGAAGCTAGAGATCTCATTCTTGAACGAGATTACATTCCATCATCTTGAATTTGATACTATGGAATTGGGTAGTTATGAGTATTTTATTATTGATGAAGAGACTGGTGAACTGTGTGACAACTATTGCTTCACTGTTGATATTAGTGAACTATTTACAATGGTAAAGAATGTGGGCAGACAAGATGGCATTGCTCTTGCTTGGTATCCAGAGGAGAGAAGAATTCGCATTACAACTGTAAAGTCAGGAAGTGATATAAGCTTTGAAGACAGTGTGACATTCTTGAATATTGTTGATGGAGATGATAGCATTATTGAACCTGACATTAGTTATCAGGCTTATGATGATTTGCCAAGTTTCAGAGTTGATCCAAAGGAGTTTGGTGCTTGTTGTGCCAATGTAGCTAGTAAATGCAATTCTATGAAGATTGAATATGGAAGCAAGTTGAAGGTTTGTGGATATGGAAAGACTGGTACATTGTTGGTATCAAGACGATTCAATGGAACTGGAAGCATTGGGATGAAACCAGAAGATAAGCCTGGTGATGAGATACTGGAGGAATACATTCTGAATGGTAGAACTGCTAAGGCATTGAACAAGATTCACAATGTGTCTGGAATTGGTGTAACCATAAAGTTTTACTATTGTGAAGGACTTCCTTTGAAGATGACCATTCCCATTGCTGGATATGGAGTATATAGAATCTATATTCCTACAATATCTTCTGTGAATGATCATAGAAACAGATAAATGTTGAGTAAGAGAGATATTGTTATTCTAACAATATTGAGAGATATCTTTATTGATGTTCTGAGGTTACTTTCCTGACTTCTTGATCCTAAGAAATGTATACATACCTTACGGTACATTTTCTAGGGTTGATAGATCGATGGAATGGGTATATTTGGTCAGAATAGAGAATGTATATAAATTATATACCTTATTGAGATTGAACTTCTAAGGTTACTTTCTTGATCCTTAGAAATGTAAGTCTGTCTATATTTTCTAAGGATTGATAGAACGATGGAATGGTTCTATTTATTCGGAATAGAGAATGTATATAAATTATATACCCTATCGAGATTAAACTTCTAAGGTTACTTTCTTGATCCTTAGAAATATACATATGCCTATCGGTACATTTCTTAGAGCTGATAGATCGACAGAATCTCTTTATTTGGATCATGATTAGAATGTATATAAATTATATACCTCTATCGAGATTAAACTTCTAAGGTTACTTTCTTGATCCTTGGGTATAAGATTCTATATTTCCAAGGATTGAGAGACTGGACAAATGGACTTCAAAATATCTTAATGTAAGTACCTATCAGTACGTACATTTGTAATCATGATCCAAATGGACCAATTTCATCGTTCTATCAACCATAAATATACCAATAGGTACATGTTTTCTAGAGTTGAGAGTCCGACCAAATAGGCGTTCTAATGTTGATCTCAATGTATATACCCCATAGTATGTATATTAATGAGATTGAGTTAAATAGACCAATTTCGTCATTCTGCCAACTCTAGAAAATGTAGAGTCTCTCTACATGCCTTACGGTAAGGATTGAGAGTGATGTTAAATAGACTTCAGAAACTCAATCTCAATAACGGTATATAATTTATATACATTCTCTACTCTGAGCAAATATGCCCATCCTATCGTTTCATCAGCTCTTAGAAATGTAACTATGCCTATCGGTACATGCCTTATGGTAAGGATTAGAAGTCTGACCAATTGGACTTTCTAATGTTGATCTCAATGTATGTACCATGCCTTACGGTAGGTACATTTCTAACAATGATACAAATAGACCAGTTCCGCCGATCTGTCAGCTCTAGAAAATGTACCGATAGGCATATGTATATTTCTAAAGATCAAGAAAGTAACCTTAGGATATCAATCTCAGTAAAGGTATATAAATTATATACATTCTCTTCTCTTAATAAATATACTCATCCTATCATTCTGTCAACTATAGAAAATGTACCGTAAGGTATGTATACATTTCTAAGGATCAAGAAATCATCATTAGAAGTTCGACATCAATGTTATATATAAATTATATACATTCTCTTTTCCACTAAATATACTCGTTTCATCAGCTCTTAGAAACATAGGGAGTCTCTACATGCCTTATGGTAAGGATCGAGAACCCAACCAAATGGGCTTCAGAAGTTCGATCTCAATGTATACACCATGCCTTACGGTAGGTACATTTCTAATCATGATCCAAATGGACTAGTTCCTCCGATCTGTCAACTCTAGAAAATGTACCGATAGGCATATGTACATTTCTTATGGCTGATAGAACGATAGAATGTGTATATTTATTCAGAGTAGAGAATGTATATAAATTATATACCTTTATCGAGATCGATGTTCTGAGATCCATTTGGTCAGACTCTCAATCCTTACCATAAGGCATGTAGAGACTCTACATTTTCTAGAGTTGGTAGAAGGAGAGATTATCCTCATCTACATCATGATTAGAATATATATAAATTATATACATTTATTGAGATTGAGCTTTTGAAGTATATTTAACATGATTCTCAATCCTTACCGTAAGGCATGTAGAGAGGCTTACATTTCTTATAGTTGATAGAACGACAAGATAGACATTTGGTTGGAATAGATAACGTATATAAATTATATACAACATTGATGTAGAATTTCTGATATTATTTTCTGAACTTCTCGATCCTTAGAAATGTAAGACTTTGTATGTTTCTTATAGAGTGATGAAATGGGTATATTTAGTCAGAGTAGAGAATGTATATAATTTATATACAACATTGATGTCGATATTTTGGGGTTACTTTCTTGACTTCTTGATCCTTAGAAATATATGCCTATCGGTACATTTCTCATAGTTGGTAGATCGATGGAATCCCTTTATTTGGATCATAATTAGAATGCATATAATTTATATACCTTTATTGAAATCGAATTTCTAATGTCCATTTAGTTGGTCTCTCAATCCTTAGAAATGTAAGACTTTGTATGTTATAGTTGATAGTATGATGGAATGGATATATTTAGTCAGAACAGAGAATGTATATAAATTATATATCTTTATTGAAATCGAACTTTTGAGGTCTACTTAATCCGACTCTCAACCCTTAGAAATATACATATCGGTACATTTCCTATAGCTGGTAGAACGACAGAACCTCTTTATTTGGATCACCATTAGAATGTATATAAATTATATATCTTTATTGAGATTGAATTTCTAATGTCCATTTGGTCAGACTCTCGATCAGAAATATACATATCGGTACATTTCTTAGAGTTGATAGATCAACAGAACTTTACATAAACCATGATTAGAATGTATATACCTTCATCAAGATAGAACTTCCATCTTTTCAATCATTACCACACTAGCAATATACTGATCGGTAACAATCTCTCAACTGACATGACTTGCCATCACAACAATATCAAATGTCTTATTTCTCTGATAATACTATATCCAAGGCAGAAAGTCCTGATAATGGTGACTATACAATCTACAAGCCAACAGGACAATGGGATTTACCATCAGGAGATTACCTTCAAGCTATATCTGTTGATCCAGGCAGAAAGAACTTTGCCATCAGAGTAGAGCGAAGATACTTTAATGGTAAGATTATTAGCCTATTCTTTGATAAGTTTTGCATTGAAGACATTCAGGTCACAAGAGTTGGTGGCACTGACAAGAAACCCAAGAATCTCACTACTTACAATACTTTTAATAGGTTGAATGAAGTACTTGATCAATGTGAACCTTATCTCAATGACACGCACATGGTTGTAATAGAAAGACAGTTGGCCAAAAATTACAAGGCTACTAGAGTAGCACAACATACTATTAGCTATTTCCTTCTTGCAATGAGACAATGCAGTCACAATCCTGCCATTCTCGAACTTTCACCAAGGATAAAGGGTAAAGTGCTTGAATTCAGTGGATCAGGAGACAGAGACCTCAAGATTTGGGCTACTCATACAGCTATTGACCTTCTTACTATGAGAAAAGACAAGGCTTCATTAGACATGATAAACTATCACAGGAAGAAGGATGATTTGGCTGATACTATATGTCAACTAGAAGCTCTTTGCATCTTGATGGGCTATCCTGCCACTATCGAATATAAAACAACAATATTTGTGATACAATAAATATGCTACGTACTAGTACTGATGACTTGATGGCTGAAAGTAAGGACTACAATGGACTTGCAGGTGATAGAACTGATCCAGTCATAATAGGTCCTGGTAAATGGGATGATATGCATAGCAAGGCAATAGAAGCAACAGATTCAAACAGTCAGAAGGAATTTATCAAATGGAATACTGACATGTTGGAGAATTTTCCTTGTATTCACTGTAGAGTTCATGCATTGCAATATCTCATTGCTAATCCAATGGAAGATTCTGTAAATGTAATAGTAGATAAAGATCAGAAGCTTGGTCTCTTTATTTGGACATGGAAGTTTCACAATGCTGTAAATGCAAGATTGAAAAAACCATTACTCAACTGGACAACTGCATATACAATGTACAAGTTAAATCCAGAGGAATGTTCCAAATCATGCACTGATGCCAAGTAATTATATACCTTTTCTTGCATCGTGAGAAAAGTAGTATACACGCAAGAAAATGGAGAAATAAAAATCTTGGTTAGACAAAATGGCTTGGAACACTCAAAACATCCTCTATGGTATCATCGCGTTCTTTGTAACTATCCTCATCGGCTGGGTTGCTTTGTCTCTCATTATTATGTGGGCTAACCCTGCCTTCTTTAATGCTGACGGTTCTTTGAACTGGGTCACTACTCTCTGGGTTGCCGTCGTTACCTTGTTGGTTGCCTGGTTGATTGCTTTGCTCTTGAAACTCTTGTTCGGCTGGTTCGGTTCGATGAACAGCTGTGATGATGAATGTGAAGAGGAATGCGAAGTTGTTGAAGTTACCAAGAAGTGCAAAGTTGTCGAAAAGTGCGAGCCCAAGTGTGAGCCTAAGAAATGTGAACCTAAATGTGAACCCAAGAAGTGCGAGCCCAAGTGTGAGCCCAAGAAGTGCGAAACTAAAAAGTGCTAAATCACTGTTGAATAAATGTCATTAATCATTGATTAATGTTATCTATTGTTGCATTCATTGTATTTCATTATACCTTTGACTGTTGTTCTCTCGGCCAGATTAAGCTCATGAGCTTAATCTAGTCCAAAAGCAATCGCTACAACAGAACAAAAGAGAATGTCTGGATTCAAGACACGAAAGATACAAAACTGCAAGTCAGTAATAGGAAAACCAAAAGAAGAGTCCAAACCTTTTGTGCTAGAAGACAAGCAAGAAGTCAGTATTGTTACAAAGTTTAGTGCTGTATATACTAATGATTATAACATTAAACGAATGGATAGCATGATGAAGCGAGCATTGGCCAATGAGAATACTGAAGATAGAGAAAAAGAACTATCTATGCTGAGAAATAAAGTGCAACAGGCTGAATCTTATATATCACGCATGTCCAATAATAAAAGGATAGATGTACTTGTAGGAGAGCTAGAAGATATCAAAAGTGGCAAGAAGCTGAATAGATATATTGAAGAGACTCAAGACTTGATCAAGAGATATAGTGAATTAGGTCCATATAAAAGGTCTTCTATTTGCAATAATAATGTTCTAACTGCCACAGACAAGGAGAGATTATACTTGATTGAAAGTTACATTTCAATCGCAGGAAACTATATGGATGTGGATATTAATCAGTTGGTAACAGAGAACAATATATTGTGTGTTGGATGTGGTGCTAACATGTCAGAAGCTATTGCATCAGAAGAAGGCCTTGTTGTGTGTGATATATGTGATACTGAATACTATGTTGCCATTACCAACAAGACTGTATCCGATAACAGTAGATTCTCAAATTGTATTAACACAGATAATGAAACATTGGAAAACTTTATGAAAGCATTTTGGCAGTTACAAGGACTTGAAGGTGATGCTCCTTCTAACAAAATATTAGATGAACTGGAACATTATTTCAAAAGTCATGGTCTTCCAACGAGAGATGAAGTAATCGAGAAGGGCATCATGACTAGTCGTACAATGCTAAGAAGTGCCTTATCTAGAATGGATAGATCAGATTGTTATGATCACGTTAATTACATTGGTGAACAATACTGGGGATGGAAACTTCCAAAGATTGCTGAATATGCTGATGTTATATCTGAAAATTACCTGTTAGCACAGACAATGTGGAATCGTATACCTGTTGCAGAAAAAGATAGATCATCGAGTCTTGGTATACAATATCATCTGTATAGACAAGTACAAATACTTGGATTGGATCCAAATGTTGAACATTATTCGATCGTAGAGAATGAAAAATCTTTTCGAAATCATGAGAGAAATTGGAAGAGAATTTGTGAAATGTGTCGAGAGGAAGGTTATCCGCACATGGTGTACATGAAGTTCAAGTAACCTTGATGAATGTAAATGAAAGACATTGAAAAATCTACCGTGTTACTACTCAAGACACTCTGTTTCGAGTGTTTTCGCATGTTTTCTGACTTCTCGTTGGTACAGATATTTCAATACGTGAACGGATGAATATTGATGTTAGAAAAATGGCCAATTCGAGCTTTATTGACGCTCAGATGCAGTCCAAACATATTGTCCAGCCCAAATCTCGCGATTGGAATTTTGAATTTTCAATACGTTTCTTGAGGTTGATAGAGAGAATATTCCTGCGACAGGTATATTGGTGGAAAAGTATATAATTTATATACCTTTATTGAGATTGAACTTCTAATGTCCATTTCATCCCTTTCTCAATCCTTAGAAATGTTAGAGTCTTGACATGCCTTACGGTAGAGTTAGAAGTCTGACCAATTGGCTCCTATTTTTGATGAATGAGAAATGCATATAAATTATATGTATTATTGAGATCAACATTAGAATGTCCATTTAGTCAGACTCTCAATCCTTACCGTAAGGCATGTAGGGAGACTTGACATTCCTTACGGTAAGGATTGGCAAGATGATAAAATGGTCATGATTTTCTATGAATGAGAAATGCATATAATTTATATGTATTGTTGAAATTGATGTTCTAAGGTTACTTTCTTGGGATTTCAATCCTTAGAAATATAGGGATCTTGACATTCCTTACGGTAAGGATTGGTAAGATGGTAAAATGGTCATGATTTTCTATGAATGAGAAATACATATGTATTATTGAGATCGAACTTCTAATGCCCATTTGGTCAGACTCTCAATCCTTAGAAATGTATAGAGTTATATATTTCTTAAAGTCAGTAGAACGACAGAAGCTCTTTATTTGGATCATGATTAGAAATGTATATAATTTATATACCTTTATCGAGATTGAACTTCTAATGTCCATTTAGTCAGACTCTCAATCCTTACCGTAAGGAATGTCAAGATTCTTACATTTCTAAGGATTGGTAGAATGACAGATTGGCCATGATAAGTTATTGTTAGAAACGTATATAAATTATATACCTTTATCGAGATTGAACTTCTAATGTCCATTTAATCGGGCTCCCAATCCTTACCGTAAGGAATGTCAAGATTATATTTCTTAGAGCTGAGAGAAGGATGAGATAGTCATGATGAAACATAAAGTGCATACATAGCAATATATCTAGCATAGATATATTCATTACAAGATTGGTAATGTACCAATATCATTATTTATCCATTTACTTACCACCAGTCTTCTTTCCGCCCATAGGAACAAGAGTAGCCTTACCAGGAGCTTGAGGCTTTCTGGTTGCAGTAGGAACAGCCTTGGTGCTCAAGTCACCCAAAGGAACCTTGCTAGAGGTAGTCTTTACAGGAAGGAAGGTAGCTCTCGAGGGAGAGACATTACCAGTCTTGCGAGGGGATTCAGTAGCTTCAGAGGCAACTTCACCCTTCTTGGCAATAGATTCGGCAATCCAATCGCGAGCATCAGCATCAGTGTATTGGTCAAGTTCAGGGAACTTTTCTTGGAGGTGATGCAACAAGGTAAGAACAGCTTGCTCATTGCTTCTGTCAAACACAACACGCTTGTTAGCAAACTCGCCGCTTGTGGCAGCCAAAGGACCAGCAACAAGTTCAACCTTCTTGGACTTGGGACCCAATTCCTTGATAGTTTGAGCAGACTTACCCTTATCGTCCAACTTGGAAAGATCCAATCGCTTGTCGGCAGAAAGATTCATGTAGCGATCAGCCAAAGAAGCAGCACGCTTTTGTCCTGGTTGAGTAGGCTTACCAATTACATTACCGTCCTTATTGAGAGTAAGATACTTGTCAGTACCTTCACCCATAGCTTCATAAACGGCAAGAGCATTGTACATAATATTCTGCATGTGTTCAGGAGTAGCAAGATCAGCAAGCTCGGCAATCTCATTCACGTATACTTCACTAGAATCCTTGTTACGAACAGTAATACCTTCAGCAACAGCCTTGCGAGCAGCAGAATCAGAAAGGAGATACTTTTCACGAAGGAATCGTTCAACATCCTTGGGCTTTCCGGCAATACGGAATTCATCAATGTAAACATCATCATCCTTCAAGCTCTTAATAGTGCGATGAGCAACAGAATCCTTATCAGGAACAAGTTCACCCTTCTTATTCTTGACTTCACGGCCAGGAACAGCATAATGAATATAGGTAAACTTGTGTTTGGATCTGCGATCTTCAGCATTAGCCATAATCTTATCCATATCAGCAGTACCATCTTCACGAATGGTCTTCAAAGAGGAAATAGCAGTTTTAGCGGGCTTGGTAGACATTGTGCGCTTTGTTAGACTAAACGGAACTTTTAGGCCATCTAAATCACATCAATGAAGTGTAGCTAGCGCAGGCTATTCAATCAGTCGTTTGTCACAATGTCTTCAAAAATATTATTTGTAAAAATAATATAAGCAGTGATGAAAAAAATAGTAAAGAAAAGAAATGGTCTTGGTGAGAATATACCAACTAGATACATTTTCAGTAATTACATTAATAGTAGCAGTAATTGCGATAATATTCACAATTGTTGCGTGCGTGTATTTCTGGAATCTAAGTGGAGGATCGCTAGCATCACAAGGAGAATATACATTTTTGTTTTGGTTTGGCTTGATCGTTGGATTGATAATACTGGCACTAACGATATTATCATTGATTAGAATATTTACATATAAAATAGAGATTCCAGAGAGTTGTGCAATCGAAATGGGAATAACAGGAACGACAACAGTAAAAGAATCTATTCCAGTAGTAGAGAGAAGTATTACTATTCCTAGTGGTTACAATGCTACAGTGGGCAGACAGTCAGTGATAGATAATCCAACTGGTGTTCCTAACAAAGCAACAATTGGATATCAGGCTAGCACTCTTTCTAATCCCACAGTTGTAACAAGTAACACTCTTCCTGTTACTGTAACAGGTAATACTCTTCCTTCTCTTACTAATGCAACAATTGGATATCAAGCTAATCCACAAATCAAGCTTCCACCTATAATAAAACAAGGTAATAATATTGTAAATAGTGCTGACAAAAGTGTAATTACTCCAACGGTGCAAAGAGTTGTAGCTAGTCCAAATAATGATGGGTATCTTGATCAGCTATTGCCTTACCAGGGATAAGGAGAAAGTTATATCTAATATAGATATAATTTAACTACGGGTACATTGCCACATAAGATGCCAATATCACTTGCAGATCAACTGGTAACTCATCTAGGTTAATCAATACTCCTTTGCCTCCTTTCATTGAAATGGAATTGTATGGATTGCCTTCTACCTTTCCATCATGTAATTCATGATAATGTATAATCAGTGTATATATTTCAGAGTAATGGGCTACCGATGATTTACTGTCACCGTTGCATATTCCATTGATTGTTCTGGCCAATTGGAATAGATCAATGATTTCATTACACTTTGATGCAACAAGTTTATCATACAGAGGATACATCTTATTGGAATGGTGAGAAAATGGTACAATTCACATTATCTACGTCTACCAATGATTCTAATGGAACTGCAAGTACCCATTGTTGTTGATGTCTTTTCCTCACTCTCTGTTTCTCCTTGTTTCACAGATTCTTGAATAACTGTATCTTTTTCTACTCTAGGTGGAGTTCCTTTGTAAACTTTGGTTTGTGCTTCTTTGAATACTGGTGATTTCAATGTGTCACTAATCCATTTAATCCATTCTTGATGCTTTCTCATGTCATAATCGTTAACAAATGTGTATTTACCATTACTATCTACCTTTCGATTCAACGGAACTACTGCATCAGAGAAACGAACACTACTATCTGGATGAGCATCTGACATTGCATAATCCCATTCTGGTCCTGGCACTAGCATTAAGAATGGAACACCACCAAATCCATATCTATTAATGTATTCAATAATAGCAGGAGGATAAACATGAGGATTGTAATTGTCTGTCACAACTTCTACTATTCTAATATTGGGATATTCACGTTTGATAGTGTCAGATATTCCAGGTCTACCATTGGTTCTATTCCATTCTTGAGAGAGTTGAATGCAAAAATTACATCCTAAACTCTTGATAAATACAAGGACTGGTCCCTTCTCAGTGTTATCCATTTTTGTTTGTTGGAGCAAGGCTTTAGAATATTATTGCGACTAGAATGTTTTACTAGCTATAGTAAATCATGGATATAACGCTACTAGTTCATGAGAGAATATTTTGGATGTATGCAGCATTGATAGTATTTGTATTCTTGATAGGTTGTGTGTCAGTAGAAGATCCTATTGTATTAGGATTATGGTCCATATCATTATTAATATTGTTACCTACAGTTTACTACCTATTGAATTGCCGTGAAATAGTTGAATATATTGTGTTATGGATAATAATACTACTTTTGCTAATCTTTTCGCTAATCTGGATAGTAGATCCAACAACTCGCTTGCTAACAGGAGTATTCATGATATTTGGAGCATTAGCATTATGTACTATATTCTACTCTGAAGATGCATATATTGGAATGTTATTGTCCTTTTCGTTTCTGATAGTGTGGATATTTATGACTGTAATTGCGAATGCTCAAAGTTAGACTTTATCTAACTTTGAGCATTCGCCCCGAAAGGTGAGCAATGTATATTAATAAGATAACTACCTTAGTTACCTACTCTCGTTCCATTCATCCAAATTCCTTCATAAGATCATCAGAAGGTTCCTCTTGATATGTGGAAGGAATGTTACTTGCTCTAACAGTAGGTTGCAACATTGGTTGAGTTTGATATTTTATAGGAGGTTGAGTTTGATATTGCGGCTGTGGTTGATATTGTGACTGACCTTGCGGTTGATACTGACCTTGCGGTTGATACTGACCTTGCGGTTGATACTGACCTTGCGGTTGATACTGACCTTGTGGCTGATATTGATATTGACTTTGCGGCAAGTAACCTCTATTACTCTGCATAGAATAATTAGAAGACACGGAATTCTGCTGACTATATCTCTTTTGTTCATACTGATCCATTTCATCAGTACTGATATTGTTATTACCTAATATTCCACGCATCTGTGTAATCTTGTCTTCAAGGTGAGCAATATTACTGCCTGTGTTATACTTGATATCTCTAATTTCATTAAAAATGTTATCTATACTCCTACTTGCACTTTGCTTCCATCCTTCTGTCTCTACTGTCTTCTTTTCAAGATTATCTATTCTGCCCTTGAAATCATCAATGAACTTAAATATAGTCTCTTGTTGCTTATATAAATATGTACAAGCACCCAATGTTAATACAGTTGAACCTGCAACTGCCAACATCTTAGGATCCTTCAGAAGTTCTGCCATCTTTTTTGACACTGAAGGTTACTTTAGATGTGTGAAAACAAAATTCCTATATAGGTAAAGATAATGGACATGAATGTGTACAATCGTTTTCTTCCTGGCATACTAATTCAAGGCTCTGATAAGGAGGAATTAATCGAACATGATGATGACGTAATGCTCTGTTCTAATCCTTCTGATCCAAATCGAAATTTACTCATTAATATATACTCAAAGTTGGTAACTTTGGGATATCCAACTATGACAGCATCTGTACTTGGTAGAATGTTGATAAATCGTGCTTACCTAGGAGTTTCTTATGACAAGGATATGACTGCATTATTGGATGATGTTACTATCAAGATGCAACAATAAATATACCTTTTCAAGGTATATTTCTCTATTTCAGAGTGCTAACCAATTCTTCCAATGCCAACAGGATACTATTATTTAATCCCAATAGTTTGCAAGTAGATGTATCTACCCAGACTCGTGATGATATTTCCTCATGATATACTACATTATCTATACACATTTCGTCTTGAATGATATATAACCAATAGTGAGAATCTATAATATTACCATTTATTGCATTAGTCCTTTCTGTAATGTAATTATTGCTAATGTACAATGGTTCAGGCAAATCTACTTCTACTTCTTCTTTGAATTCTCTTATAGCACAGTCGAATGGTGTTTCTTCCATGCAATGTAACTTACCCTTTGGAAATCCCCAAGCCAGGAATTTGTTAAACTTTATGTTATTCAGTAGGGATGTAAATATATCTTTAAAATTGTGTAATCGCTCTCTTGCTTGTTGCAGTCCTGTTGAACTACACTTTAATTCTGTACAATATATATGGGTAAAATACTCATCATCTACCAAACAACGTGCAACAATATCTGCTTCTGCTGTTGTCATGTCAGACATTATGATTGGTAGATAAGATAATCTATATATACCTTTGATTATGAAGATGAAACCTATACTATGCTTCCTCTGAACTATTACACATCTGTTTGTGCTCAACGAGTATACTACCAATCCGTATGAAGTAATTTCTTTACCCAGAAACGGAGAAGATACTATCAACCGTCTTTTATCATCCATATTTCAGTCACGCGGACAATCCTTTACATGGTTGTTTGCTAGCATGATGTTAACAAGTTCTAAATGCTAAATAGCGGGTAGGTAAAATGGATAACACAGAGAAGGATGCCGAAATTAATCAGAGAAAGAAGCAAAGCTTGGTCGAAAAACAGATAGACCTATTGCTTACTCTTTCTAGCGATATTTTGGACTCTGAATATGGTGATAGCGTCAAGTGTGGTAATGATTGTCCTGCTATAAAGTCTGTCAAGGCATATAAGAATCTGTTTGAAAAGACGAGAATGACTGGCATGAAGAAGCATTGTGGTATTTTTGAAAAGTTGTACAACGACAATAAGACAGCAATTGGTATGGGTTTGATGAGTGATAGATGGATTTCTAATCCTGATCTAATTGTATTTGTGTCTGAAGATCCCAAACACAAAGAGACATGTATTCCTTTGGGTTTCATCTATCAAACTGCTCTTACTGTTCGTAATCGTGCTGAAGCATACTACAAGTCTCTTGGTACAGAAGATGTGGCTGACAAGAAGTTGATTATGCATAGAATTGTATTGTTGTACATGTATCGCATTTTCTATTTCTTGTTGGAAGAGGGAGAGGAACAAAAGAAAATTGGTTCTTACGTGAATACATTGGAATACGAATTGTCTGTTGAAAACAAGACTATCAAAAATAGTGGTGGTAGTGGCAATGATTTTATGAAGCAAATCATGGGTTTCACATCTAAGATTAGAGATACTCTTGGCATTCCCAAGGTTGGAGAAGATCCTACTGTTGAAGATATTAGCAACATGATTAGTGGTTTTATGAATAACAAGGCTATCAGTGATACCATTTCTACTGTATCAGAGAAGTTTAAGAATACAAACAATATTGGAGAAGCTGCAATTGGCTTGATTCAAGACTTGCAGACTAATGATGCAGTTGGTAGAATATACAAGAGTTTTACAGGAAATAACTTATCTGGAGATGGAGGAGAGACACCTGATGTTAGACAGATTTATGATGAAGAGTAACTCGCGTTGGAAATATATCTAAATTAGATATATGTATTATTGTTGACTTTTCTGGCTCTCTAACCCTTAGAAATGTTATACTCCTTACGGTACATATTCCATAGCTTGATATGTTGATAAAGTTATGTTAGAATGTCGATCTCCATACTATACATACAGTATGTATATAATTGTCAATAATCTCGGTAGAACCATTTCTGTTCCTTTCCTGGACTATAGAATATGTACCGTAAGGAGCATAACATTTCTATAGGTTGATAAATCGATTAAGGCATGTTAGAATCATGATGTTGAAATATACATGCCTTACGGTATGTATATAACTTTGATAATGTTAAAATATTATTGTTTCTGTCCTTTCCTGGACTATAGA